CGTGTAACTTCTCCAGAATTGACAATGCTACCCTCCAGCTTGTCCTTTCTTCGGGAACTGTTGTTGGAACCAACACTGCCAAGGTCCGTGTTTATGCCTACTCTTATAATGTCTTAAGAGTGATGGCAGGTATGTGTGGTGTAGCCTATAGTAGTTAGGGACCTACATGTAACGTTCTTTTGGTTATGTATGGGAAGTCTCTTTATACTCATTTGATAAAAAACTGTTTTTTATTAAATATTTATTTGTTATTTTTTTTATCCTTGCGTAATTTTGCGAGTTCTTCAGCGCGCTTTTTTTTATATTCTTCATTTCCATACTTTTCACGCATTGCTTGTCGCTGATTTTGCTTTTTAACCCGCGATGCTTCGCGGATTTCTTCTTTGGATTTTTTATTTTTATTTGGGGTTCGTGTGTCTGTTATATAAATACTTGGTTCAATTTGTGTTTTATTCATTGAGTGTTCATATATTTTGTTAAACCTGTCGAAAAGAACATTATATTCCAAATCGCGTTTCATATAGTTACATTCTCCACAACACGCATTTGCGTTGGCCAAAGTATATCCAACATCATTATCAAATCTGTCAATGCCATTTATATTATTTTCATCGGTTTTCTTACCACAAATATAGCATTCATTCTGAATTATTTTATAATATTCTTCTTCGGATAGTTCAAAATCATAGCCTCTCTTTGAAGCATTGGTTCTATACAAAGAATAAGACGACCCATTATGATTTGCAAACGCTTCTGGATACAAATTACCTTTTATAATACTGTTTTTGGTCAATATGTGTTCAATACGATGTAAGAATGATATATTATCAATCGCACCCTTTATAAAATTACAGAGCCGACAACAGCTTGCACAATTTGTAAGCACATATCCTTGTTGTTGGTCCATTCGGTCAATCCCATTAAACCCTTTTTCTTGAATATCCCCGCAATAATGACAAGGCATTTTAACAATTGCATCAAATTGTGCTAGGTCTAATTCAAACTTGTGTCCGCGATTCACTGCTGTTCGCTTGTAGTCTTCGTATCTATATCCAATATTCATAAGTCGTGATTCATTGTTTTCAGAAACTTTTTCAGGATTGTTTTCGCGCCATTTCCGCATTGTTTCAGCATTACGTTCTAAGTATGCTTCTTGATTTTCATTATGTTGTCTGTCGCGGTAATTTAAAGCCTTCAACACAACTTTTTCATAATTGTTTTCATTCCATTCATTCTTTACAGCCACCCTCTCTGGCTTCTTTGAGTTCTTCCGGTCCAGCTCGCGCACATGTTCCTTGTCGCGCTTCTCATTTTGCTTATTAAACTCATCACGACACATACTACACGTCTTGGTCGCTTGACCATTTACCCCGACGAACATATCCACAGCACACGTCTTACAGCAAACCGAACATTGTTTTACTCCATCAACAATCTCCGACACGACGGCACTTCGTGCGGCACGGTCTCGCACCCGGTCCTTTTCCAAACATTCGGTACATTTCCGATTCGGGTAGTCCGATGACAATTGTTCACGACATCCATGTAAATATCGGACACAAGGTCGTGTCCCCGCGTTGGTACATTCGTCTTCAAACACGCAAATCTGATGGAGTCCGCAATAAGCATTGTTGGCGGATTTTGAATGAGTACATCCGGGTTTCCCACACGGCACTACAACCGCTGTGGCGCGTAGTTTTTCACGATTGACTGCGCCTCTATTATTACATGTAGAACACTGATTGATATCAGGTTCCATAAAATACATCTTCTTACAACCAGAGCATAGACGTGTCTGCTCAAGCATCGTGTCGCTATAATCGTTCATATACTGGTGATTCTTACAGAATCGCGAACCAGGTTGGTAATAATTACGACATCCATTGGTGTTGCGGTCTTTTGCCAAACACTTCATCGTAATATGCTTGGTGGGATGAAAGATATATAAGATTTCAATTTTATATGGTATAACATTATTTTAAAGATTCAATATCATAGCTTTGCTTTTGGGTGGAACAAAGTTTTTACTATCATAGCTTTGCTTTTGGGTGGAACAAAGTTTTTACTATCATAGCTTTGCTTTTGGGTGGAACAAAGTTTTTACTAACAATTGATTTTGTTTTTAAAAATAAAATCAAACGAATCAATGATATAAAGAAATTAGCATTATAATATCATATAATGAGCATAGACATTGTAAACTTGATTGAGAAAAATCCTCTCATAAAACTTAGTGGAAACTACCAATCCATAATGTTAGAAAAGGTTAGCCAAAACTTCAATACATATGAACAACAATTGTTTGTTTCAAGTTTTTATTGTTATTTAAATTATGACGACAAATGCGATTTTGTAATTGATTTGGATAATGTATGGAAATGGATTGGGTTCAGTCAAAAAGATGCTGCTAAACGTCTATTGGAAAAAAACTTTATTGAAGATACTGATTATAAAATAACGGGTTCTCTTGAAAGAAAGAGAAAAGAAGCCCGCGGCGGCCACAACAAGGAAGTAATTATGTTAACCATAAACACATTCAAACGCTTTTGTTTAAAAGCAGGAACAAAAAAATCAGACGAAATCCACGAATACTATATCAAAATGGAAAAAACACTACAGGAAGTTGTTATGGAAGAGTGTAAAGAACTGTCAGAACAACTGAAAAACACAAAAAAAGAACTGGAAACTATCCAAACTACAAATGCGAACGATGCCTCTATAAAAGAAGCTGAGTTTCAAAAAAAGCTGAAACACCAAAAAATAATTGAACGGGAAAAGATTTTATTAACCCAGTTTTCAGTATCCATTCCGATTGTTTATATCATTCGTATAAAAACATTTGAAAATGGACAATATATTGTAAAAATTGGCGAAAGTCGCCGCGGTATAACTGGTAGATACAATGAGCACAAAGGCAAATATAAAGAATGTGTATTATTGGATGCGTTTGCGGTGAATAGGAGCAAGGATTTTGAATCATATATCCACAACCATAAACCAATTCGTAATAATCGTGTTCGTGATTTAGAAGGCCATGAAAATGAACTGGAATTGTTTTTGGTTGGAAAAGAACTCACATATCAAATGATACTTGACACAATCAATAGTCAAATAGACAATTACCAAGAATCTAGCACACACAAATTGGAACTAGAAATAGAGAAACTAAAACTGGAACTGGAAAAAAAAGACAATGTTTCAGATGAAAAAATAAATATGTTGATAACAAAAATGGGAATCAATTCATTACACGAAAAAATAGACAGCATAGAAAAACAGAATCGCGAAATCCTTGAAAAGCTGGGCGCGACCCCCAAAACCGTCACCGGATTCCAAGAACCCCTGGTCACCCTCGGCCCCCGAGTCCAGCAAATTAACCCCGAGACAATGAAATTGGTGAAAGTCTATGAGTCCGCCTCTCAACTAATGTCCGAAAACCACGACATCAAACGACCGACCCTGACCAAAGCCGTCGCTGCGAACACGATTTATTGCGGATTCCGCTGGATGTTTGTGGAGAGGGACCAAGACGCAACCAATATGGCCGCGGTTCAACCGACGAAACAAACTCGCGTCCAAAATCTCGGATACATTGCCAAGCTCAACGCAGACCAAACCGAGATACTGAACGTGTATCTGGACCGCAAGACCGCCGCAACCATGAATGGGTTTGAATCGTCGTCGGCGCTGGACACCCCAGTAAAACACGGCACTGTTGTCAAAGGCTGCGTCTACAAATTGTTCAGCGAATGCGAAACCAGTCGCACTAAGTTCATAGAGAAACACGGAAAAGAACCTCTCCTATATAAGAATGGATTCGGTGCGTTTGACCAAGAGGGCCATCTGATTCGCGAATATGGCTGCCGGTATGATTGTATAAGAATTATGAAAATCAGCGACAAAACAATCGCAAAGTCAATGGAGAAGAATGTCCCATATAATGGGGAGTTTTTTAGAAACATAGGAGAAAAGATGTCATTCCTATAACACAACCCCCCAAAAACAAATATACAAACAACGCCCCAAATATTCCCATAATGGAACTCGCCCAAGAATACGCCGAAAAGTACCCCGAGATGCTCATTTACTTAGAGGATCTGAAACACATCCTCCTAGAACATATTCCCGAAACCGCGTTTGAAGGCAACAGCTTCTACCACCACCAGTCCATCACCGAATACCCTGAGTTATACAACAAACAGCTTAACCTCTTCTGGTGTGGGAAGCAGGCCCCCACCCACATTTGCGAAATCGGTTTCAACGCGGGCCATTCAGCGATGTTGATGCTCCTCTCATCCCACGCCACGACATTCACCGTTTTTGATATCGGGCACCACCTTTATACGCAACCGTGCTTCAACTACATTGAATCCGTGTTTTCCCAAGTGGCATTTGAATACATTGTCGGGGATTCAACCAAAACGATGCCTCTATATATGGAGGGGCGCCAACAAACCTACGACCTAGTCCATGTAGATGGAGGCCATAGCGAGTTTTGCGCAACGAGCGATATGAAAAATGCGGACTTGTTGTTAAAACGGGGTGGAACAATGATAATAGACGATACGGATGCGCCGCAAATAAACGCATTGGTGGATGCATACTTGGCTTCGGGGAAATATGAAATCGTCCACGTTTTAAAAACGTTTGGATACCCGCACCGCGTAATACGCAAGCTATAAAAAATCTTCAAATGTGTAAAACAATAAACACCGTTATTTATTGTTTTATTATGACCGTGCCTTAGAATCCCGGGTCGCCCGTGAAAACATTGGCCGCCGCAGGAATCGCCGTCTTCTCCGTAATGGCATCAAAGAATCCGCCCACAGGTTTGTTCAGCGTCATCACCGAAAACACCGCAATCCCACTGGAAATGGACACGACGGCAGCATCGCGCATCATCTCCTTCAACGGTTTCAGTTCTTTTTTGACATATTTCATATCAATTGTCTTTACAACAATGTAGAAAATCGTAGTGACCACAACAATAGACACGATGGATTCCATTATAAATCAACAATCGGAATCTTTTCCCTCCTTTTTACGCAAACTCGTCAAAATCCAATTGGATGGGGGTGTCAGTAAATGCCCCTCCGCCTAAATCCGCCGCGTCTAAATCCAGGACAACATCGTCGCCCACCTTAATTAGGTCTTCGTCGTCATCTTCCTCTTCATCGGCCCTCCGCTTTTCATACCGCATTCTACTAATATCATCCAAGCGCGAGTCGGTCTTGGGTGCGTTGATTTCCTCTATGTGTCCGTCCTCGGTGAGTGCCTGGTCAATATCATTGAACGATAGTTTATTAATGACTGGCTTGTCATCAATGTTGGTAATGGACGGAACGGTGCTGGGCGGGGCTTCGGGTTCTTTGATGGGGTCATCTTGTTCCACTCCTGCTTGAGAAGCAGATTCCTCTGAAGGCGTGTCGGCAATCGCCACCTCCTCCTCTTCCTGTTCAACCGAGACGTCTAAATAAGCACGCACAATGGCCTCCGTCGGAATACTTTCGCGAATCGTCCGCAAAATACATTCCTCCACAATGACTTCAAACTCGCGCTGGTTGCGCTGCTGTACCAATGGCGCGGCATATTTATCAAACAAATACGCATTGCGATATACCTTACTCGCCGTGTTGATATAGACCTTATGTATAAAGTCGTTCAGCTTCGGTATAGAAATGTCAATCTTTTTCTGTCGTGTGCCGACGCGAACGCAAGTAAGCACTTTGAGTTGAATCACGTGGACACATGTAATCAAATCTTCTAAATAGTTACACCCCGACTTCTCAACAATGCGGCATTTCTCAGCCTCTATGATATTTGCATTCCATTTGGGAACCCGACACAAGAAGTTTTGGAAAGTCATCAAGTATTTCTCCACCTCGTTCGTGTCCAAACTCAGCTTCCACGACTCATTGAAAATAGACCGCACGCCTTCCATGATGAGAGGTGACAAGATACCCACTAAACGACTACACCATTCATTGCGTGATTCATTCAAGTTTGCCAATACAAAATCATCCATTTATAAAAAGGAAATATTTTTTAAACACTTATTTGAACGAAGGTAGTGGAAGTCAAACAAATAGAGCATCAGCATTTTCTCGGAGCGGAACTCGCTCTTTATCTTGTTGTAGCAGAATCGCAGGCGGACGATTGAATCGCTAGCGTTCGCTTCTAAATAATTCAAAACATCCATACAAGAAACCCCCTCTTCATAGAGGCGGTCAGCAATTTCCATATATTCCTGGTGTGTTTTACCTGGACCCACGATTCCCCGGATTTTATCAAACGTTGCGCGTACCAAATCATCTGCGTTGCCATAAACCGACTGAATATGAATACTGTGATAGCTCTGGTAAATCGGCTCAGCACCAACAAAGTGCGACACATTGTTATCCGGCACATAGATTTCACAGAATCGCGACAAAATCGGTTTCAAAAGCTTGTATTTGTTTTCAACCACGATGAAGAACCGCGTATTGTGGCTAAATAGCTCAATACACCGACGCAAGGCGGACTGGGCATCAATCGTCAATTCGTCGGCATTATAGAGGACAATGCTTTTGAACAAGTTATTGTTATTACACTGGACGTTGGATTTGGAAAACAGTTTGAGCTCATCGCGGATGAACTTGATGCCCTTGCCGTGGGCGCAATTCACAAACATCACGTTGGTTTTTACGCGGGTGCGGTCGCCGTGATAAATCCGGTAAATGAACTCGCCCACGATGGTTCGTTTCCCCGACCCCGATGACCCGTGGAAAATGATATTGGGGATGCGTTTTGACGCAATAAAGTAGTCCAGCTTTTCCTTAACATTTGTCATATCTAGAAGAATGAGCACGGGTCCTTTTATTTTGTTTTGCCGCGAATAAAGATTATTCTAGCAAACGCACGGTCCCCATTTGTTTGGTGAAAACATACCTCTCGTGATACATCGTTCTCCTCCGCAAATTACAGTTCAAACATGCGATTTCCACATTGTCGGTGTTGTGTCCGTATTTGTTGTCTATGCGTTCAAGGGTCCATTGCGCACTGTCGCGGGAATATTCGTAGAAGAGGAGCGACTGTTTTTTACAATAGAAACACGCCATTTTGCGCGAAGTCATTAGGGCGATGACGTCGTCAAAACGCACAAACTTGGATTCGTCGTATAAGCCTTTCTTTACATCCTGGCATTTGTATCCGGAAATCTTGGCACATACTTGGCGGCGTAACTCCTCACCGATGGAGCCAATGGTTCCAAGGCCTGTAAGGATCGCAAGTTGCTGCTCCCTCTCCAAAAATTTTGCGTCAAACTTCCATTCCTCCATTTTTTTGCGAATCGTTTTTTCTTTTGGCTCAATCGTCTTTGTTTTCGTTATTACAGATAAATCAATCATAAGGGTTGTTGGCGTAGTCATTAATGTAATCAAACAAAACAATATAGACATTTAAACATAATAATATAAAGAAAGACCACCTAAATTATGTTTAACGAAACCGAAACAATTAATGATGTTTTTAGACCCACAGATGCGATGCCTCCCGCAGTTCAACAACCCGACGCCAAGATTATGAGCAAATACAAGAACTATATGATTTCCGCCTCTGCCCTGGAAGCGGAGAAGGCCAACAGTTCGCTAAATCACATTGACGCGTTGTTGGAACAAGAAAAAAAGACATTCAATAATGAACCGTGGAACAAGCTGGACAAGCGACTCAAAATCCAGAAGCTCCACGCATATGCCGAAAAATATGGCCGCGAAAATGCGTTTTCCACAAAAGACGTGAAAGGACTCAAACTGTTTTTCAGCGAATGCTTGATGAAAGACAAGATGTCCAAAGTGCGCGATGTTGATTACGACAAGGTGTCTGGCATCATATCCGCCATACCCGGACTTTTCTTCAATCCATCTACCCGGGTTTTCACACTGCGCAATCTGGACAAAAAGGTGTCAACGCTGAAGTCACTCACGCCGAAGAAAGCCGAAGGTACCGACTAACTGAAGGGTCTAAAAAATTGATTCTACCAATGTTTTTGTATTGAAACCAATACAAAAACAAACCTAAATATATAAGATATGACATCCAACTTAACCGAATATGACCAACTAGAATTGGAGACAGAAGTCTGCCTTTTCGTGGGGGAATATTTAGAAACCAACGCTATTAAACAACACGACCCTACATTCTACGATACGTTAGTCAATCTCGCAACCGACGAATATTTCGCCATCTGCGCAACACTTGACGTATATGATAGCCTAGATGAATACGACGAAGAATACACGACATTTCGCACAACCGTCGCCAAACACGTGCGCGAATATATGAAGATGATGGGTGTCCCCCGACGCGAATATTTACATCCGCGACCGCACCATTATGCGAGTGAGCCCGATGCCGCCGAAAAAATCGCAGCATGTAGGGCCGCATACCAACCCGCCCAGCGCACCCCCGAATGGTACGTCTTCCGCAATAATCTCGTAACCGCCAGTAATATTTGGAAAGTCTTCAGTTCCGCCGCCAATTATAACAGCCTTGTGTGCGAGAAATGCCGACCGCTGCCTTCTGCGGATCCAAATGTCCAAATTGTGGAAACCTCAACCCACGTCAACGTGGATTCTCCGCTTCATTGGGGGGTGAAGTACGAGCCACTCTCCGTCGCTATTTACGAGCATCGCAACAAGTGTGTTGTGGGCCAATTTGGATGTATCCAGCATCCGCGCGTGGCCTGTCTCGGTGCGTCTCCCGACGGCATCGTAGTATCCCCCACTGACTCGCCTGAATACGGTATGATGTTGGAAATCAAAAACATCGTGAACCGTGAAATCACGGGCATACCCTCTATGGCATACTGGGTCCAGATGCAAGTCCAAATGGAAGTGTGTAACCTGGACAATTGCCATTTCATAGAGACGCAGTTCCGCGAACACGCCGAGGCGGTAACAACAGCCGACGACGACGCAGAGACCAAGTTTTACGCAAGCATACCCAAATATTTGTACAATGGGGTCATCCTCTATTTCGTCAAACGCGATTTCGTGGACAATTCGCCGAAATACGTGTATCTGCCGCTGGATACGCCATTAGAAAAACCGGCGATTGAAGCGTGGATTGCCGAGAAGAAGCGCGAAGTGGGCGAGACACACGTCCTGTATCGTCGCATTTACTGGTATTGCGAGACATTTTCGTGTATTCTGGTGAAACGCAATCGCGACTGGTTTGCCGCGGCGGAGCCGCTCATCCGCGACTTCTGGAGCGTAGTTTTAAAAGAGCGCGCGACCGGCCACGAGCACAGGTTGCCGAAGAAGCGCGCGCCCAAAACACCAACAAGCGGCGGATGCGTTATCCAACTTTTGGACATATAGAGGCACCAATAGTATATTATTTTGTAAAACAATTTAGAACTCCGACGCGTAAATATATATTCTAACCAATGTCCAGCGACGAAATGTATGTGACTAAGCGCAGCGGCTCCACCGAAATCGTGTCGTTTGACAAGATTCTCCATCGCATCAAGACCATCGGCACCGAGGCGGGGGTCAAAATCAACTATACCTCTCTCGCGATGAAAATCATTGACCAGCTTTACGACAAGATTTCCACCACCAAGATTGACGACCTCACGGCCGAGCAATGCGCGGCGCTGTCATCCACCCATTATGATTACGGCACCATCGCCTCTCACATCGTGGTATCAAATCACCACAAGAGCACCGTCGCGGACTTTCGCGAAGTGGTGCGGACCCTTTTTCACGCCATAGACAAGAATGGCAACGTGTCGCCTCTCTTATCAAAGGACATCTATGATGTGACAGAAGAGCACGCCGACGCCATCAATGCCGCGATTGACTTCCGCCGGGACTATCTCATTGACTATTTCGGGTTCCGTACCTTGGAGAAATCCTATTTGATGCGTTCCAATGGGGTCATCATAGAGCGTCCCCAGCATATGTGGATGCGCGTTGCGCTTGGTATCCACGGCGCCGACATTGACGCAGCCATAGAGACCTACCACCTGATGTCGCAGAAATACTTCACCCACGCCACGCCGACGCTTTTCAACGCGGGCACGCCGCGCCCCCAACTCAGCTCGTGTTTTATAGAAGGAACAGAAGTTTATACTATGCGTGGTGTGCTTCCAATTGAAAGTGTAGAAATAGGAGATGAAGTTGTGACACATACCGGAAATGTTCAAAAAGTTGTTCAACTACATAAAAATTTATTGGGTGAACGTAAATTATTTAATATTAAAGTAGCAGGAACCCCTACATTAACAGTGACCGATAACCATAGATTATGGTCTTTATCAATTGAACAAGAGAAATGGGGGTATAAACCATCATTTAACTCGGTCGAGTATTTGCGAGTGGGTGATTGGATATCCATACCAAACAAAAAAACAAAAATGGAAGATTATGTTTTAGATGTAAAAGATATATTAGATAATATTGATGGTGATGGATACAATGTTAAATATAAATATGTCTACGGCGATGATGACAAAGTGTATACAACTTATGAATATGTTTTACACAAAAAAAATGGTGACTGTATTTGTGAAAAAAAAACCCAAGCATTTAACAGATATTGGACTTTTGATAATGAATTTATAGAATTAATTGGAATGTGGTATGGTGATGGATGTATTACACATGTGAAAAATTCACAGAGAATTGTGGCACCACGATCGATATCAATAGTATCATATCACACGAATGTTGAACTTATTAATTTTGTGAAAAAAATGTTTCCATTGAAACTTGGAATTAATGATATTTCTGTGTATACTGATAAAAATGGAATGGTCCAAATGACAGTGTTCAATACAATTATTGCAAGAATATTCAAACAAGTGTTCGGCAGTAAATTTTCTGGAAAACAATTGCCAGCATTTTTTAATAAGTTTGGGTATGACCAGATACGTTATTTTTTGGCAGGCTTAACATCGACAGATGGATGTTTATCAATGTCAGGATCTATTCAATTACAACTTACAAATCCACCATTAATGAAAAGTATTTTTCATTTAGCTCGTTCAGTTGGTATTCCAGTCACATTAACACTTTTACATAAAGTAAATTGTAACGCAACCGGTAGAATGCTAATTCCACACGCAATGCTTGCTGGATTACTTAAAAAATTCTACAAAGATGACCGTATACCATTAATGGATAAAGATAAAAAAAATTGGGTTTGTGTTAAAATAATTGACGGTGTTACATTTATGAGATTAAATGAAAAATATTTGTCAGACATAAAATGCGACCATGTATACACACTCGGCATAGAAAATGACCATTCATACAGCATTGGTGGTATTATTGCTGAAAACTGTTTTTTAATCGCAATGGAGGAGGACAGCATCGGCGGCATTTACAACACGCTGAAGGACTGCGCACTCATTAGTAAATGGGCGGGCGGAATCGGGATGCACATCCACAATGTGCGCGCGACGGGCAGCCAGATTCGCGGCACCAATGGCAATAGCAATGGAATTGTGCCGATGTTGCGTGTGTTCAATAACACTGCGAAATACGTCGATCAGTGTGTAACCCCGGAAACATATATATATACAACACAAGGCCCAATTGAAATCCAAAACTGTACATATGGCGAAACCCAAGTATTCAACTTGACGGGTGGGGTAGAAACGATTGAAAACGTATTGGAACATCCATATGAGGGACAAATATACAATATTGAAACCATGCATTCCATTGATAATCTCAGGATTACACCGGAGCACCCAGTGTATGCCTTAGTTGGGCAAGTAAAAGGATTACATCTTAATACAATCAAAACGCCGACTTCGTCGGCTGATTTGAGTGAGCAAGATGGTGCGAATCGCGCATTTGAAATGCGCGATGATGTAAATTACAGCGTAATTGAAAACCGATTAAACAAAAATATTTCCAAGTTTGAATGGGTGGATGCCAAAGACCTACAAAATGATGATATGTTGGTTTATAAAATCCCAACTCACAGTACAGACATACATGAAATCACAAACGATGATTGTTATATGTATGGAGTTCTATTAGGAGATGGATGTTTGAGCAATACCGACCAAAATGGGTACATATCACTCCATACTACCAATAAAAAATACATTTTAGATTTTGCGATTCAATATTTTGAAAATAAATGTATAAAATACAGAATAGATACAAACGAAAACAATACGCGAATCAATTGGCATAAGAGTCTGAATATGCCTTTCCGGTATAGTGATTTATACGATTCCAATAAAACCAAGCGGGCTCACCATAAATGGTTGAACTTGCCGATTGAAAAATCCAAGTATGTGTTAAAAGGTCTAATAGATACTGATGGATGTAAACACGACGAGTTGTTTGGGAAATGCGACCGCGTTTCCCAAAGTGCTAATGTTGAGCGCCCCGAAGGGGAGCACGACATACAGTTGTCGTTTGACAGCACATCCAGAAATCTGATTGAAAGTGTTCGGTTTCTTTGTTTAAAACTAGGCGTATTGACAAGTGGATATGTTAGAGACAGAGTCGGCGAAACACATGTATCAAGTGCTGGCAAAACGATAACCAACCAACAAATCGCTTGGTGTTTAAAAATACCACAGACCCAAGCCATTTGCGAGTTGTTGAATATTGAATACAATGACAACCAGTTTTTTAAGTTTTTCAGATACAATGACTTTTTATTGACACGAATTAAAAGCATCAGCACCGAAGAATACTCGGGAACCCTTTATGACCTCCAAATGAAAACCCAACACGACTATATGATTCACAATTGTATTGTACATAACGGCGGCGGCCGCAGAAATGGCTCGTTCGCAATCTACTTGGAGCCCTGGCACGCGGACATTGAGATGTTCTTGGAGATGCGCAAAAACCACGGCGACGAGGAACTGAAAGCGCGCGACCTCTTTTACGCGCTTTGGGTACCCGACCTCTTTATGGAGCGCGTCAAGGCAGACGGAACCTGGACTCTCATGTGCCCCAATGAGTGCCCCGGACTCGCCGACGTCTATGGCCAAGCTTTTGCCGAGCTTTACACCAAGTACGAACAAGCGGGCAAGGGGCGCACAACCGTCAAGGCCCGCGAGCTCTGGTTCAAGGTGTTGGACGCCCAAATGGAGACGGGAACGCCGTATATTTGCTATAAAGACGCCGCCAACCGCAAATCCAACCAACAGAATGTAGGGACCATTAAGAGCAGCAATCTCTGTGTTGCGCCAGAAACCATTATATTGACAGACAAAGGTCATATCGAAATCCAGTCATTGGAAAACAAAAAGGTGAATGTATGGAACGGCGAAGAATATAGTGAAGTTGAAGTAAAAAAAACAGGCGAGAATCAAAAATTAATAGAGGTTCATACCGATGATGAATCCATATTAACTTGTACACCTTATCATAAGTTTTATGTACAAGCAAAATATACGCGTTCAAAAATCATTCAAACGGAAGCACAAAATCTCAAACCAGGTGACAAAATCATTAAGTGTGAATATCCCATTATTGATGGAACAAACACGATGTTGTACCCTTATACACATGGATTTTTTTGCGGGGATGGTACATATAGTAAAATAAAGGACCACCCCCCAGTAAAGTGTGAGTTTGAACCTGCGAATAATTCAATCCGCACCTTTGGTGCGGATTTGCATTCTTCTGGGTTCGTGACCGTTAATGATTCAAATCCTAACACCGAAGGTGAGGATTTAAATCTTAATCGGTTTAAATCGATTGCCGGTCATTCTTTTTGTAAGCGTCATTTACTTTATGAAAATGAAAATACAAAAACGAAAACCTACGAAGACAATGTCTATTGTAACGGAATCAGTTACGAAAAAAAACCCAAAATATTTTTATACGGAGAGAAGAAAGAACTATTAGATCATATGACGTATAGAACCGTATGTGAAAATAGTGGCAGACTGTCACTAGAACTGCCGATGGATATAGAAGAAAAGTTTTATGTACCATTGAATCACACATTAAAAGACAAAATGGACTGGTTTTCGGGATATTGTGATGCGGATGGTTCAATTGCGAATAATGGAACAAATCAACAACTCCAAATTTGTTCAGTTAATAAAGATTTCTTATTAAAAGTAAGATTGATGCTTCAGACGTGCGGGGTTAATCCAAAGGTTAGAAAAAATAAAGAAATTGGTACCAGTCTTTTACCAGATGGCAAGGGCGGACAAAGATTATTTGATACACAAGAACTCTATCGGTTATTAATTACATCTACTGATTTGCGTATATTGGTAAAAGCTGGATTTACACCCAAACGTTTAATTATTAATACTGAAAATATTATACAACGCGCAGCATCCCATTTTATAAAAATCAAAGAAATCGTTGACAACAACCGAGTTGATGATACCTTTTGTTTTACAGAACCAAAGCGTCATATGGGGGTTTTCAATGGAATAATAACAGGTCAATGTAGTGAAATCATGGAGTACTCCGACGAAAATGAGACCGCGGTATGTAATCTGGCGAGCATCGCGCTCCCGACCTTCGTAGAAAACGGCGCATTCAATTACGACAAGCTCGCCGACGTGGCCGGTGTGATTACGCGCAACCTGAACCGCGTGATTGATATCAACTATTATCCCACGGATAAGACCCGTGTCTCAAATATGCGCCACCGACCCATTGGCATCGGCGTCCAAGGATTGGCCGATGTATTCCTCATGATGAACGTCGCATACCACAGCGACGAAGCCCGCGAACTGAATCGCCTAATTTTTGAGACGATTTACTATGGCGCCGTGAAGGCCAGTGCGGACTTGGCAGTCCAGTTGGCCCCCTATCCGTCTTTCGCCGGTTCCCCCGCCTCCAAGGGCGATCTCCAATTTGATTTGTGGAATGTAGCGCCGACCCCGGACCGCTATGACTGGACTGCAATCAAAGCCCAGATTCAAGCCACTGGGATGCGCAATTCACTGCTTCTGGCCCCGATGCCTACGGCATCCACCTCACAAATCCTCGGATTCAATGAGTGTTTTGAGCCATTCACGAGCAATATTTACAGCAGACGCACGATGGCAGGGGAGTTCATCCTGACTAACAAGTATTTGATGCGCGAACTCATTGCGCTGGGTCTGTGGAATACGGAGCTGAAAAACAACATAATCGCAAACCAGGGCAGCATCCAGCACATAGAGAATCTGCCGGAAGACATGAAACAGCGGTACAAGACGGTGTGGGAGATACCGATGCGCCATGTGATAGATATGGCGGCCGAACGCGGGGCGTTCATTTGCCAGAGCCAGAGTCTGAATCTGTGGATTGAGGACCCCACGTACAATTCGTTGACGTCTATGCACTTCTATAGTTGGTCCAAAGGACTGAAAACAGGCATCTATTATTTGCGCAGGAGAGGGAAACACCGGGCCCAACAATTCACCATTGAACCGAAGAATGGGGAATGCGAATTGTGTTCTTCGTAAGGGCCGGAAGGGCGAGTGGCATAATACAATATATAATAATTTAAACATACTTTAATTATTATATAAAATGGTTTATATATATGCTTTGAAATTGGAGCAAAATAAATATTATATTGGAAAAACAAACACACCCAAGTTTCGCATAGAGGACCATTTTACATCAAATGGATCTGAGTGGACCAAAATGTACAAGCCTCTTAGTATATTGGAAATAAAACCAAATTGCGATGACTATGATGAAGATAAAATTACACGACAATATATGGATAAATATGGTATTGATAATGTCCGTGGTGGTTCATTTGTATCAATCATCTTAAATAAAACAACCATTGACATTTTACAACAAATGAGTAATGGAACAAATAATAAATGTTTTACTTGTGGCGGGAATGGACATTTTTCAAAAGACTGTGTAAAAATCCCATTCGGATTACAAACAAAAGTACCTTACAAAAAAATACAAATTAACAATAAAATTGAAGATGATATAGATGAATATATATTTGACTATTACGACAGTGATGATTTTGAAGAAATAGAATATGAACAACCCAAGCCTAAGGTTTATGTACAACAAATCAGAAGCAACGTATATATACCACAACCCAAGCCTAAGGTTTATGTACAACAACCCAGAAACAACGTTTATATATCACAACCCAAGCCTAAAGTATATGTACAACAACACAAGACAACAAATACTGGAAAAAACAAATGTTTTCGGTGTGGTAGAACAGGACATTATTCACCAACTTGTTATGCGACAACCAATATTCATGGTAAATACTTATAATATGCGTGTTATACAAATATTATAAACATTTCAATGCTAAAATAATATTTGATTGACACCATATATTATTTAGTTACCCTCTACTTGATTATATTTTTCATACAAAATACATTTAGACACAAGGTTGCTAAAATATTTATTAAACACGGATGTCGACAGACGCAGATCTCTTCGCAATACCAAAACCCACTCTCACCTACGTGTCTTGTTTCGTCAATATCAACTGTAAAGAGCCCCACAAAACCCACCAATGGCGAATGGACAACTTCGCCGAAATCGCCAAAACGGGCGTGCCCATCATCCTCTATGTGGACGCCGATATCCGCACTGCATACGCCGCCACGTGGCCCACTTATCCCAACGTATTGTTACGCGACGTGGACTACACCACCTCGTGGACATACACCATTTGCGCAAAATACCAGGCCCGCCTTCCCGCCGTGCGCAACGAAGTCAAGGATTCCTTCCTCTTTCTTTGCCTGATGAATATGAAAATAGAGTTCGTGGTGAATGCCGTGAATGAGAACCCCTTCAACACGAGCCATTTCGCGTGGTTGGACTTCAATCTCGCCCACATCTTCAAAAACAAGGCCGCCACGAGCCATTATATGAAAACGATGGCGACATTTCCGTGGCAGCCGCGGTTCATCGCCAACCCCGGCTGCTGGGAAAAGGGACAAGGCATAGACAACGTCGTGGATGTCATCAACTGGCGATTCTGCGGCGGGTTCATGGTGGGCGATAGCAAATCATTCACCGACCTGTTTGACCTCTACCTAGAACATTTCGGCCAATTTATGCTCAAATACCGCACCATCACGTGGGAGGTCAATTTCTGGGCGTGGTTGGAAAACAATACGGATTGGCGCATCACGTGGTACAAGGCCGACCACGACGACTCCATTGTTCGCGTCCCCTCTCACCTTTTTTCGCGCTGTTTGACCAACCCGGTCACGCGATATGCGTTGCCCGAGAAACCCGGATTCTACCCCTCATCCACGGCGTATATCAAAACCCACGAGGGAGAACACGTCATCAATGTCCGCTATGTGAATTACCGCCTCGACGATTGTGGCCGATACATCATCAGCCATCCACAAGGCCACTTGGAAACCGTGAATCTTCGCGCATATTTGACACCTGATTTACAACGCTTGGCAGGAGAGCCCGAGTTTATGTGGGAGGGGATGCTTGGCCTGCCGATTTATGACCGCTCCATTATGGGTCTGGAAGACGTCCGTCTCTTCTACGACACCCAGAACACACTGAAATACGTCGCCACAAATCGGTCGCACTCGGTGTCCAATAAAATCCGCATCATCATGGGCGACTATTCGGCCTCTATGGCAATGTTTGAATCGGGTAAAATCCTGGAACCACCAACAGATACTTGGTGCGAGAAGAACTGGATACCGATACCGTCCAAAAACACAAATCCGCGGTTCATTTACCGGTGGGCGCCATTTGAAATCGGCGAACTGGACGACCGTGGGCAGTTGAAAATCGTGATGTCCGTCCCGAATGAGCACGCGCTGTTCCAGAAGGTGCGTGGGTCTACGCCGCCGGTTTGGAGCGAGGAATATGGGTGTTATTTGTGCGTGGTCCATTACTGCGAACACTTACACGGGGCAAAGACGCTGGCATATTACAATGTCTTGGTAAAATTAAGGGCCACTGATTTCTTGCCGATAGAATGGTCGGACGTGTTTCATTTCACAAAAGTGGGAATCCAGTATTGTATTGGGTTTACAATAATGGACGATGGAAAAATGGCATTTTGGTTCTCGGAACATGATAGGAACCCGGGACTAATGATTATGGGTTAGGGGTTATTCCGGCGGGTGTCACGACCTTTGGTTTTTTTGGAGTCGCCTTGCGTAAGAGTTACCTGTTTTGTTTTTGCTTGTGTCGCTTGTGCCGCTTCTTTCGCTTGTGCCGCTTCTTGTTGATATTTCTGTGTCACTACATCTTTTTGAGCATTTTCTTTCATTACATCAATTGACCCAGATTTGTATATATTATATAAAATCTGTGCCATGTTTTTATAATCATTGTTTCCGGCAGTCAAACCAAAAACAGTAAAAAACGGAATCAATTTATTTTCAGTACCAACCACAGAATAGACATCTATTGGCATAACATATTTATTTTTTTTGTCAAACCAATTAAGCAAACCTTGGTCGCGCATTTCTTTCACCTTTCTCACAATTTCGGTTTTAATTTTCTCTTGTGATTCTGTATCGGTTTCAATAAGGATTTTACTTTGACTTGTCAATTCACTGTATTTTTGGAAGGCCTCTTTTTGTTCAGCTGTAACTTTTGGTTTGGTTTCTTGTAACGCTGCGAGTTCAGCGGCAAGTTGTTTTTCCTTCGCAGAAAGCTTGCTCAATTTGTCAGCAATGTTGTCTATATCATCAAGCTCAAGTTGATATTTTGCGATGTTTTCTTCAATGGGTTTAAGTCTTTGTTCGCGAGGTTCTATGTTTATACGTTCTTCTGGAATAACCGCATTTTGAATAAGCTGTCCTAGGTGTGTACCAATTTCTCTAAGGCGTTGTTTATACTCAGTGTCAATTTTTTTCCACCCTTTTTCATTATGGTCTTTTTCATTATGTTCGCTAATATAATTTTGTATCTTACTTTTCTCGGCAGTAATAAAATCTTTGTATGTCTGGATACTCACCGCTTGCGTCGGACGTCCTGGATATTTTTCGGCTGTTATAAAGTTTCCAATGCGATTAAGAATAACGCTAGCAATCCTTGTTTTTTCCGCCGCCAACTCGGCATCATACTTAGCTGTCTCACCAACAATTTTTTGATTCTCGCTATCAATAAGCCCTCGTATTCGGTTTCGTTCGGCTTCTTGATTCTCATTAATTCGTCGTAGCTTTTCTATATCCGAATTGTTTGTAGTAATTTCTGAAGTTTTCTGTTTAATTTGGCCAATAATATCTTGTAAAACATTTTTTGAGGCAAAATAATTATTGTTTTCTATTTGGCTTGTCTTATATAATTGATTGTAAGCATCTGTTCTATACAAAATACCGGATTCCATAAATAATCGTATTGCGTCCAGCTCGTCTTTTTCGTTGGTATTGCTAGCCATAGACGCCAGAATCGCCGCCAGAATCGCATTTTGTACGAGTTCTTGTGGTTTCACTGTAGAAGCCGGCAGAATCGCTGCCGGAATCGCATTTTGTACGAGTTCTTGTTGTGGTTTCACTGTAGAACCAGAAGCCATAGAAGCTAAAATTGCCGCCAATATTTCAGCGTTGTTATTTTGTACAAGTTCTTGTTCTTGTTTCTGCTGTGGGTTCACTAGAGAAGCCGCCATAATCGCCGCCGGAATCGCATTTTGTACAAGTTCTTGTTTTTGTTTCTGCTGCGGTTTCACTACAGAAGCTAAAATCGCTGCCAGGGCTTCATCGTTGTTATTTTGCACAAGTTCTTGTTCTTGTTTCACTACAGAAGCCAAAATCGCTGCCAGTGTTTCAGCGTTATTATTTTGGACTAGTTCTTGTTCTTGTTCTTGTTTCACTGTAGAAGCCAAAATCGCTGCCAGTGTTTCAGCGTTATTATTTTGGACAAGTTCTTGTTCTTGTTTCACTGTAGAAGCCAAAATCGCTGCCAGTGTTTCAGCTTTATTATTTTGGACTAGTTCTTGTTCTTGTTTCACTGCAGAAGCAGAAGCCGCCAGAATTGAATTTCGCAAATATCCGTTTAATTCTTCATCACGTTCCGCCTTTGTCATAAAGAACCATCTGGGGGCAATGTTACGATAGAATGTGACTTGACCTTGTCCTTGTTTACCAATTAAAAAATACGGAATACCATCCATTTTTCCTAATTCGGGCCGAACATAATCCTCTCTTATGCGTTCATCCGCGGTCCATAAATCTTCTTGGTCATAAGCATATTCTAAAAACTCTATGAAACTTTTTGATATGTTTCCAGATAAACCGCGTATAAATTGTATTTTTTTGTCATTATTATCTTTAGAAAACGTTTGTACAAGCTCGCCAATATATTGGTCGGCAAGCATAGTATCTGTAAACCGCATTTCGGCTGGATTTTTAAATATATCAATATCAATGTCCAACCAAATCTGATAGGATTCAAAAATTGGGGCATAATCATTAATGTCTGGACGATAATCTCTTAATAGGAACCCGCCAACCACGGGATGATACATAATTGCCGCAATAAAGAAGCCAGCACTTTCAATGATTTTTCCATCTACGGTACCATGTTCGGCGATTTGTGTTATTTCATCATCATTCCAAGTGTGTTTTGATAATGCGATTTTTAGGTCATTGTTATTTTGTTGTTTTTCTATAATCCCTGAAATGGTTGGCGCCTGTTTCCCAGCCATAATGATATAATATATACGTATAACATTATGATATTTCGTTTATTTGAACTGCGGTCGCTGTCCGCGATGTACAACCAATGGGTCGGGCAAATAGGTCGCATGTGAATCAAAGATATTCAGCGACGGCAACTTCTTGAAATCCGGTTCAATGGGTGCTTCACGAAACACCATATTGCCGGTGCCGTAGCCTCTCAGCATCGACTCAATATCGCACGCGTTATTTGCTAAATCAACTGACGCAATTGATGCGCAGGTCAAGCCATTTCCAGGCAACATTGTGTTGGCGGCGCGGCCAAAATTGTTGGCGGGGTTGCTATAATAATCATAGAATCGCGCATTAAAGTTTTGTTCCATCTCATAATCTCCGCGATTGGTCTTCTTGCGTGTATTGGATTCGGTGATATGGGTTATTTTTTTTTCCGATGCCATCGTGCGAAAATATACACATTCACGAGAAAAGTTTGGCGTGTAATGCCGCATATGCTGGATGCTTATCACTAAATCGGTCTGGGTCCCCCATATATGCACAGAACATTGGGTGGAAAAGGGGGAGGTTATCATAGGCAAGAAGGATACAGAGACCCGTTTGCGCGTCCTCGGACAACATAAACCCGGCGGCTTTCAAATAGAGGTGTTGGAAGAGAGGATGGTCCCGGGTTTTGAAATAAATCCAGTCAAGGGCGACCGTCATGGCGGCGTCGTCGCAGTCTTGTTCGTCTTGGGTCAGAGAATCCAGGTTTTCGGAAAAAGCCGATTTGGATTCCATTTTTAAGAGAGTTCTGAGAACTTGGCGATAACTAGTGTCGTCGTTGTATACAATCTTGGTAATAGAGATATCGTAAGGTTCGGTTGTCATTGCTAAATAAATATAACAGCGAGTTATGTTTATGTGGTGTTGTAAGATAATATTGGGACTAGAGTAAATTCATAAACAATTACTGGTTGTTGTTATGCTTTCTCTGGTTCTTCCTCTTCTTACTTTGACGTCTCTTGCGAGAACCTCCGAGATGAACTATCTTAGCGGGCTCAATGCCGGTCAGATCAACTAATTTAAATTTAGAATCTTTTAAGTCTTGGTGAGCCTTCGCGATAGCGGCGGTTCTTGCGGAAATAACGTCAGGAGTGGCATTATCAGCATTAGGTGCGCCCGCGGCAGCAAGAGCATTCCAAGTGACTGCCAATGCTTCAAGGTTATTACGCATTGCGGTAAGTCTAGCCAAATTATCACCATCAAGGGTGTCCACAGGGATTGCGTTAAAAGTTACCAGTTCTAGAGCCATATTTTCTTATACATTTACCCCCGAAAAAACTCGCTTAGTACCCACTGCCACTGGGCAAATGGGTCGCCTTGGTCGCCGATCGCGTGGCCGACCCGCCTCTCGTCCATCCATCCAACGCCGCCTCTTGTACTAAATACTTCGGGTTCGTGATGGTCTCCTTAATGCTATCCAAGAGAGGATACATCTGGTTATTCATAAACGACTGCTCAGTCACGGTAGAAACGCTCTTCTTGTTACTGACCAAGTCCCCCTGCTTCAGCTGGGATTCCAACGCGGTGTCACAAGACCCTCTGCCTAAATAAGGCACGGCCGCAAACGGGCGGGTCTGTAGCGACAGCTTCTCTAGCGACCTGGCGTTCTCCTTCAGGATGCTGAACTTGCTATCTACATCCACTGTAGAGGCTGTCGCGCCAGAAATAGCACCAGAATTGAACATAAACCCAGGCTGCGCAGTAGCAAAACTGACATGGTCATCACTTCTGGATTCGCTAAAATAGTTGCTCATCATATAATTGTTGAACTTTGTGTTCATCATGGTTTGCTGGGATTTATCGGTGCCATCATTGCGGATCCTTTCATTACTTTGGAAAACATACGAGTGTAAAGATGCCATAATGTGCTATATATACCGGCAACAAAAAATCACACAGTACCAAAGGTATGGCACGACCTGTATCCGAAGGAGCCGACTTAGTAGTTGTTGTACCTAGCAACCCCCTTGGCACAAGCGAAAGCATTGCCCTCTTTACACGACACCATCCCGCCATAACAGAACTCCGAAAACGACTGTTGGTCATTCGGTATGGTGGTGCTCGCGGTAGAATTAAAAGGCCGCAACGACTGCTCAAATACGTATTCATCGCCTAAATCTTTGAACAACTTCTCGGTGATATCGGGCTGGTCGGGATTGGCATTGCGCACAAATTGCTTCGCCTGTTCCACGATGTCCGCCGCGACATTGGAGTTGCCACTGGGTGGCGCGGGTTTGCGCTTGGGATTGTAGAGGTAATCCGTCGGCAACACATTGCCAAAAGGGTTCCCAGCATCGGGTCGCTGAAACACCTCCGTGGGCGTCTCCACCTTGTAAAGCGCCTGCGCGGGACCCGCGTCAAATCCCTCCTTCTTCTGTTGAATCTCGTCTTTCTCGGCGTTCTTGTGTTTGAACAGCAAATACACGAAGAACAGCGACACAGCACCAACCAACAAAATATGCGTGCTCTTGGTATAGAGGAACGTCACGAGTGTCAGCAGAACCACGGTCCTACTCACGGCATTCAGTTTCTGCTCAAACGACATGTCCTCGGTGGGAAAGAGTTCAAACAAAGATTCGGAGTTCAACAGAACATTCGGATTGTTGCTCCAAAAAGGCACAATCGTCGCAATAGGCTCTTTCACACCACTACAACTAGTTGGGGCCTCTCCCGGTAATATTTTTATTTCTAAACTATCTTCGCCGTCTTTGAATGGTGTTTCCTGTAATGTGCTCATTATATATACCGTCGATAAACGATTATTCGTCTACACGCACCGCTTATGGGTCGGCGTGGCTTATGGGTCGGCGTGGCTTATGGGTCCCTGTTCGCTTATATATAGTTTGATGCGCCTTGATGCGCTTCGTGCGACAACCGATGAAACACGCGCTGGCTATCATCGTCATATTTACTGAGCCCGTCCTCTATTGCCAACATTGGATAAACAATGGCACGGCGCCCCTCTTTGGTAATGGACCAATCCGCGCTAAATTGCGTATGTTCCGCCGGATTCGCCAAAAACCGGTCGGCATAATCGCCGCCGTATAATAATAATACTCGGGCGGCCTGTTCTCTCGACAGCATATACATTTGCGTGCCCCAGATATCACCATACCCATAGTACCGATACTGAGTCGAGTGCCCCGTTTCCACGTCCACATAACAGCTTTGTCCAACAAGGCCATCGGTGCCCGTCATCGGATAGGTCAACAAATATCCCAGTAACAAGGTGTCTAGCCCAAGCGATACAAAATCAGCGACAACGTGTTCAAGGCGCCCCCTAAAATCGGCATCAATCAAAATGTCGTCTTCGCAGAACACAGCACACCCCACTTCAGGCCCAGTTTCTTCTAAATATGCGCGAATCATATCCAGATGCCCCATCATACAGGACCAGCATTTCTCGGTATGGGCACAGAGGCCGCGGCCGGCGATACGAGGGTCTGTCGTAGGCACTCCGGGAAACATCGTCGCGTGCGCGCCTACGGCGCGCCATTTCTCCATCATCGCCTGTCGCCTCTCTTCGTTGGCATAATTAAGACAGTAAATCACACACTCCGTCGTCATAGTAATAATAATGTGTATTATTATGATGTTGTGTTAATATGGTTTCGCACGCAATAATATGTTTGTAATACACCATTATACCCTTGAAGATTAAAAACGGCACGTTTTCAATCTGTTCGTGAAATGCGTCCGCATTTCACGAAGTGATTATTCCGAGCGAACGCTCGGAATACATATCCAAGGGAGCGGTACCAGTGAGGAATTGAAATGACACCCCGTTGGGGTGTCCCATTTTACACCTTTTCTCATTCAAAACGCCCACTTTGTGGGCAGTTATGAGTGAAAAAGGGGGTCCCCTTTGCGCATTTTGAATGCGAAAAGGTGTAAATCTTCACCGGTATAAAGAATTACACTTAACATAATAATACAAAATCACCGAACTTCTATATAAAATGCCATCTACATAATATAGGTAAAATGCCGCGCCTTATCGGTGGTATTTGCTACCGCGCCTTATCGGTGGTATTTGCCCGCCCGCGCAAATGAATCCACCACGAAAATCACGAAAACGCCTAAAAACGAGTACAAGATGAGTTCCTCTGTAATATTGCTGGTCTTCTCCATCTGAATGTCTTCCAAAATGTTGGTGATGCGATTGAGTTTTTGCATAATGGCGCCATTGGGCTCTGTTTCTGCCCCCTTGGGCGCATAGTAGGGTTTTCCTAAAATACCTCCCGCCTCATAACTCTTGGTATAATTACTCAAGGAATCCAGGCTCAAATCATTGGGCAAAGCGGCCGAAGATGAGGCCCGTCGCAACAAATCCGATTCAAATCCCTCCTTTGACGTCGGCATCAAATCCGCTAAATTATCCATAAATGACCGCGACTTAACCACCGGTTTGAAATCGGCGAGCCCGCTGCCCGAATCCATGGGGTCGGCGGTAATGCGATTGAGCATATCATTCACGGCGGTGCTTCGTTCATCATTGGCAGTCATTGTCAACTTCAGATGTTCGGAAAATGCGCCCGCATTTTTCAAAGTGCTTATGCCGAGCGGACGCTCGGCAAACAGCTGGTCGGAAATATCATCTTGTTCTTCTAAATCTGCCAATCCCGCCGCGTCATCATCTTGCTGAGGCTGCGGTAATCGCTGTGTGCGTCGTTTGCCAATAGAGGGGGTTCTTTTTTGGGTACTACATCCTTTCCAAGGCGATGCGGTATTTAGTAATGACATCACTATCTATATTTTCAATAGTTATATATATAATGAATAAACCGAGAATGATAGATCCCAAAATATTGGTGGTGGGTCTAGAAAAATATTTCAAAGACGATTCCGTTGTAATGCAGTTCATACCGATAATATTAGTATTGATATATGCGTCATATAAGCCGTGGTTTGTAGATGCGAGCCACACCATTTTAGGGAAACTCGTTGCGATAATGCTGATTCTTTATTATACGTCCATTGATTATGTGTATGGCACATTGTGTTGCGTTGTTATCATTGCTTTTTACCAGATGTATGAGAGGGAGGGATTTTATGCCGAAGGTACTACGTTAGCCGAAGGTACTACGTTAGCCAAAGGTACTACGTTAGCCGAAGGTACTACGTTAGCCAAAGGTACTACGTTAGCCAAAGGTACTACGTTAGCCGAAGGTACTACGTTAGCCAAAGGTACTACGTTAGCCGAAGGCACACCTTCTGTAGAAGACGAACCAAAACCTGTCGGTGACGCTAAACCAAAGGAAGGTGGTGTAAAGCCTTTAACCATAGGTTCGCATTTATCTGTCAAATCCAACACGATTGACGCATTTAATACCGCCCGCGACACATTTATCCAAGAGAAGTGTAAAAACGGCGTTCTAATGTACAAGGATTTCCCCGTAAAATCCGAGATGGCCGACCACGTATTCCCAGAAATCCAATTCAATACCAAGTCTCGTTGTAATCCGTGCGACACAACTTGCGACTACAGTATCATAGAGGCCAAAATTGACACCGAGACCGAGCTTTGTCCGCGTTCATCCAACAACTTATTTGACCAGGTGAAAGACATATTCTACCCCAAACGATGTGATAAGAAAGGCCCCGAGCCCACCAAGTCGCCGATGCCGAACAAATAAACCAATGAGCATTTATTTATCCAAAGGTGCGGTTTCCGAAAGGCGCGGTTCCCGAAGGGAAGTAACAATTTTAAATAACCCCATACCATATATGTCAAAATCAAAGAAACCTGAGTCCAATGGTTGGTTGGGACTCATTCACGAGAGGTTGATGAACATCAACGACAGCAAAATATTCGCGGGTCTGATGATTATCACACTCAATATTGCCTCCAAGTTCGCCACGCTGAAACTCGGAAAAACCGCGGAGATGTATTTGAAATATACATTTAGCAAACAAATCCTAGTATTTGCGATAGCCTGGATGGGAACCCGCGACATCTACATTGCAACCGGTCTCACCCTCATTTTCATAATTGTTTTTGACGTGTTGCTGAACGACGAGAGCCGATTCTGTATTCTGCCCCAGGATTTCAAAGAGTTTTATGAGAATATTGACACCGATGTTTCGCATGATGACTATGTGAAGGCCCGAACAACGGTGGATAAATACATTGAACAAAAGGAAGCCGAACCAAAGAAACCGAAGGAAAATGAGCAAAAGAAGGCCTCAGAGGTATCCGCAAAACCGTTCTATGCGAAATAATCGCCTTTGTGTCTGTAATATTTTGGTATAACAAAATATTACTATAATATAAATAGGGATGGCGACAATTGATGGTTATGATTTGGACACATTAAACATTATGATGTACAACAATATTGACCCCAAAAAACCGATTGAATTGGACGCAAAAATGTTTTTGTTTGACAAGCCGATTAAGAGCGACAATGGCAAAATGTGGGTTTGTACAAATATTCGCTATAGTGAAGAAGTATTGTTGACAAAGACGCATTCCGAGTGTGTCCAGACATTCTTTGACCAGGCGCTATTTTTAAAATACATCAAGGAATCCTCTATCAAGAAACCGAACAATGACCCAATCAAATTACGTGATTATGGCGATGAAAAATGGGCAAATAGCGAAGCGGATGTTATCTGTAAATTAAAAAACAAGTGTTTTATGAAAGATAATATGCTCCTCGCACTAAAATATTGTTTTCCAGTTACATTTCCAGTGGATAGCCCGCCATATTCATTTAGTAAAGGCCAGCCGGATAGCATTACCGTTGGAAAGTTTATAAATAGTTGGTTTAACTCCGACAAATATGCCAATTTTACGCATATAAAAATAGATAGCAAAGACACGACGGTAATCAAATGTCAGTGGCTAGACACAATCAAGTTCCACCCGGTGTATCAAAAGGTGAATAAAGGCATTAAGCAATATCTTGTGAATGTAAAAGGACCGCTGATAAAGTTATTGGAGCAGGTGATAAAATTGATGGATGAAACTTTAGTTGGCGATAAAAACATGTTTTCAATATTTAATGACCATATTTTTAAGCTTGTGAATGATAGTAAAATAGATGTAGCATATAATTCTTTTTTAGATAGTGGTGAACAAAGTGGCGCAACAATTAAAAAAAAGATGACTGAATTAAAAACTAAATTAGATTTAATAAACACCAATACAATTTATGAATTATTTGACTTTTTATATAAATGCTATTATGCGATTGGTAGCAAAGATACCGAGATTATAGATTCAAAGGCTGACCCACCTTCAAATGCTGACCCACCTTCAAATGCTGCCCCACCAAAAATGTATACTTTAAATGATCTTATAAAAAAAGCAAACAAGCAGCTAAAACAGAAATTGGACCTAATCTTATTATTATGTTCTGTACATAGCAAAGAAGGCTATAACCAATTTGTACGAGACATTGGAATAGACCAGGTCACACTACAGAAATACGATTTCCACAAACCCTATGTACAGTTATTTGAATCGCTGACAATGCCAATCCGCAAATCAACCAACGCCAACATCAATAATTTATTTGATTTGATTGGCTATGATATCACCGGATTGTACAATATTTATGGAGAAGATGGATTCTATGACGTTGTAAATAACAAGGAGAAAGATACATACATTGGATTTGACAGAATTAATTTGAGCGCCGATAAAAAGAAAGCGCCGCATCTTGAAATCTATTTGGCAATGGAGTTTGCAGGGGGATTGGTTACTGACGCAAATAAGAGCGTAGTAGGGTGTTTGTTTGAAAACAATCGCCTTGGTAGAATGTTGGAAAAAATAATCAAGAAAGAAAAAGAGAGTGAAGACATTCTGGAAATGCGCGAATACATTGATTTGACGGCCCTGATTAAAAAAACCGAGAAAGACATCAAAATACAGGAGGCGAAGGATGCGAAAGAGGCCAAAGAAGCAAAAGAGGCCAAAGAGGCCGCACCTCAGACCCTGCCACCCCCTTCAGTTGTGCAGTCCAAAGATGACCTGCTACAAGTAGAGATAGACAAATTACCGGGTGTTTCACAAGACATAAGGAAAAAACTTATGGAAAAAATAAACAACGAAATCCCAGCAGTAAAGGAATTGGCAGATACGATTACAAAATACAATAAGGATTTGAGTTTGAAATCCGCATATGATAAGATTTTAACAAAAGCGAAAAATGATATAGAAACCTTGTTTAAAAATGCCGAATACGATGTAGAGAAAAATCCGGATTTAGCCTACGATAAAAAGGAAAAGGCACGATATGATTTAATGGATTATAAAACCATAAAAGACCTAATTGGACAACTTACGGAGCAAGCGACTTTCGCAAAGAAATCTGGAGGGAGCACGCGACGACATAGAAAAATGCGTAGGCAAAGGAAAACGCGAAGGCTTCATCAGTAATGTAAGACCATTAGTGGAGAGGTATCTTCAAGAAAAATAATCCACAAACAATGAGCCCGATGCCAATGTATTGGTTGGGGTCGCTCAACCTCTCTCCCAAAATAAAATAAGCGGCAATAGATTCAATGAGCGCCGAGATTCCATCCCACGCGGCATTCACCATCATAACCGAGCCCCCGCGCAATGCCCTTATCAAGAAGAATATCACGCCCACGTAGCCGAGAATACCGTAACCGAGCAAATCCAACCCTCCATTGTTGGCGTATTTTTTCAGCGCAAAGTCGCCGAATATTTCAAATATAGAAAGAAGTACAATCGTTTGTAAAAGCATTGTATATTCATAATTGCGAATATATGAATATATTGGCAGTTTAGTTCTTCAGTAATTTAGTTCTTCAGTAATTTGAAAGACAAACCCACTTCCCCGTTGACGTTTTCCCAAATTCCCGATATCTTCAAAATGGCTAAACTTTCCCCTGCACACGACTCCACAATCTCATATTTTGAAAGAATATAATCGGCCAGCTTGTGTGTCAGCGAAACACCGACTAAACCCCGATAAATTATATACTCGCTCATAATATCATTCTCCGCCAATTTAAAAGTTTCATATACTTCGCTGGATATAGTCGTTTTTGCCCCAGTAACCGTTATCGGCACGTCTATAAAAACGCCATACATCACCATAAAATCATTACCATAATTCATCTTGGTAAAGAGTCCATCAAAAAGCATATTTGGCTTTGTTTCCAGAAATTGTATGCTTGACTTTGCGAAATTGGTGTGCTTTAATAAAATATTCATACCACGGATGAATAAAACTGGGAAAAAGGTTTATACTAGTTTGCTAAATAGTATAGACTGTTGAAGATTTATGCGCGTTTAAGCAATTCTGAGACCGCCAGCTAAGCCGGTGCCGATGGCAAGACCAGCACCCTGTCTAGACGAAGCACCCATAGAAGGAATGAATGTGTCCAAAATGGCAAGGGTGGCAGCAGCAGTTAGGGCAATGACGACTACCTCCTCAACATTCAAAGAATGCTTAGGAATGACGTAGGCGGCAAGGGCAACAATAATACCCTCAATAATGTATTTGATAGCACGTTTAACAAGCTCGTTGAAGTTCATTTTATATAGTATTCAAATAGAAAAAAATAAATAAATATGAATAACCTCTAAAAATACTTAAACGGGTCGCCGTTAATCTAAATATATCACTAAATGTCAGGCTTCCAAAAAAAGAATTTAGATAGTGGAAAAGAAAATCCTAAATATGTTGACTTGTGCGAAGAGGATGCCACCATCCCTTCCCAGAAGTTTGTTTGTATCTCGTTCATTTCCCCCGAAAAGATTCTGAAACAGCGCGAACAATATGTTTTTGAAAAGTTTGTTCAGCAATGGGAGTTCAGCAAATCCATTGAGAAGTTCGGCGATTTCCTAAACTTCTTGTCTTTCAAATACAAGATTAAGATGGATGACATCATGGTGGATATGAAGGAATATGTGGAGGAGGAGAAGAAGAAGCTTAAGTCTTATTCCATCACCGACGACTTCAACAATTTCATGGACAAGAACGAGGACCGAATTACCAATGAGTTTAACGCGAAACACGAGTTCCACACATCGGTGCGCGGAATCAAGGTGCGTGGCTCGTATTCCAGTCAGGCGGAGGCCGAATTGCGCGCCAAGAAGCTGCGTGAGACCGACCCCAACCACGACATCTTTGTAGGACCCGTTGGTATCTGGATGCCCTGGGACCCTGATGCCTACAAGACTGGACGTGTAGAGTTCATGGAGGACGAGTTGAACCAGCTCCATCACGAGAAGATGAAGAACGAGGAGAAGGCGAAACAGGAGTTTGACCAGAGAGTGCGTGATGCGAAGCGCAAGGCCATTGAGGAGAACGTTAGGAAGGCGCGTGAGTCGGGCAACACACTCACCCAGACATTAAGTGAGGATGGCGAGCTGGTGGGTGTCAACAAGACTGTCAATTTTGATGAGCGCGAGGTGGCGGACGTGAAGCCGTTCAATGGTGGAAAGAGCGATGTTGTGTTAGAGAATGAGCTGGACCGTGTTGATTAAAGCCTCCGTAGGAGGCGACTGTTAAAGTAATGGAACTCGTCGTTTAAGGGAACTCGTCGTTCCCTTATGATCCCATACTAAGAGATATTGTCGTATTCATCGAATCAAAGACACCAATCCCTACAAAAAATTGATATTGTATCCTATACAATACCAACACCAAAACAACAACAATAAAATGTTATCTAATCTAAACATCCCCGTGAAAGTAGAACCCACCGATTTGCCGCACACATTTCGCCAATCGCGCAGATATCGGCGCCGACAAACCGATGCCATCTGGGCCACCGAATATGTGTGTAATTTCGGATTCCGCGTCCACAACTACGAAGATTTGTGCTCACTCTTGGAAACGATGAGATACTGGAACTTTGAAATCACGCCGACGGCGTATTTTGACGCCATATTTAGTAAGAAACGCATTATCAAACAACTGATGGAAGAAAATACCGAAGAACTTTTGTTACAGTTTCCCAATTTCCGGCCTCTCTATGAAACGACCATATTGGTGGATGATATGACACACGAAGAAAAACACCGGATAGCACTGGAAAACGGATACTATACCTTGGCGGAGTATTTATGCCAAGGTATTGTATAGAGGAAAATGAATCTTGAGCAATGGCATATCTGGGCATTACTTGGTGTTTTTATTGCAATCATCATTGGCCTAGTTATCTGGAACAAAAATAAAAATACAGAAGGATTGGAAAATAAGACGTCCAATTCTGTAATACCTCTCCATATTTATCAAACATGGCATACCAAGAAGCTCCCACCAAAAATGAAAGAATGTGTTGAAAAATTAAAAAAAGACAATCCTGAGTTTGAACATCATTTATATGATGACAAGATGTGTAGGAAATACATAAAAGATAATTATAGTAACGATGTTCTAAACGCATTTGATAAATTAATACCGGGTGCATATAAGGCAGACCTATGGCGATATTGCATATTATACAAAGAAGGTGGTATTTACATGGATATAAAGTTTAAATGTGTAAAAGGGTTTAAATTAATAAAACTTACACACAAAGAACATTTTGTGCTTGACAGGCCTTTCGCGAAAATAATAAATATTGCCGAGGAGTTAAATATAATAAACAACCTTAACTATTACTCAAATATTTTTTCAAATATAGATACTGTGTTTTGGAAAAATAGAAACTTGGGAATATACAATGCATTAATGGTATGTAAGCCAAAAAATCCGGTTTTATTGGAATGTATAAACGCAATCGTAGAAAATACGAAAACAAATTATTATGGTCACAATCCATTATATGTTACTGGCCCTGGATTATTAGGGGACATATATTTTAAAAATAATTTTGACAAAATACAAGAGTTTGATTTATTCAATAGTTTGGGCGGAAATTGTATATTAAATAAAAAACGTGTTATACTGAAACATTATGACGAATATCGTAGTGAACAAAATCACAACAGCAAAACACCATATTATCACGAGGCGTGGAAAAATAAAAAAATATACAATAATAAATAGAGGTTCCTTAAAGAGTGGTCATAAGCGCTACGCTTATCCCCTTAAAGGAGGGGTCAAAGGGGGACTTCGCCCCCCCCCTTAAGGAGTGGTCATAAGCGCAGCTCCCAAAAGAGGGGGTCAAAGGGGGGGGGCTGCGCCCCCCTTAAAGAGGGGGTCATAAGCGCAGCTCCCTTAAGGAGGGGTCAAAGGGGAACCATGGGTTCCCCTTATTATACGGTCGGCACAAACTCCCAGTCCAGCGACTCGCACACCTTCTTCCACACCATATCCTGCTCCAACTGTTTCTCGCGGTCCTTCATCATCGGAATATACGGCAAATACTGCGTCTGGTCCAACAGCACACACAACTGAAACAACGTATAGGTACAATTAAAAAAGTTCGTCCTGTGCGCCGGGCAATGGACCGCCCACGGCTCCTGAATCTCTATAAACAGGATACAAAGAGTGTCCTGGAGCTCGTCACTCATTACCGGCGGCTTAATACCCAAAATAGAATTAATATACTGGATGTGCTCAAAATACCGGTTGAATCCCAGCTTCTTCAAGATTTCGCGCATCTTTTCATAATTGATTTCGGTTGTCAAGTCCTGGATGCGCTCCTTCTTGATACGCCCGCGAATCGCCTCTATCACGTGCGCCGGGATTTGCGTCGTCTCCTTCGCCTGAAACTGCGACAAGATTTCCTTGAAATGATTCAAGCGCACATACGCATTATAAGTGACTTCATTAGGCGGTTCCTTGTATATCGGCTTCTCATTGTCCACGATGTACTGAACGTAGACCCCGCATTTCTTATTATTACAGATGAGAATCCCCTCTTCATCTTGGGGAATGAGTTCGCCCGTCCGGCAGCTCTGACACACATCCGTCACCACATTATAATCGCTCGTATTACAATATTCGCGATTGACGTTCTTCCAGTAGTTGTGGTATTTTTGCCGCGATGCCTGGCCAAGTGCTGCCGCCGCCTCTTCCGGCGTCTGCTTCACTTTGAAGAATGAGTTTAGCACGTTTTTGGCGCTATTCTCCCCCGTTGAAATCTTCTTCTTCTCCTCAAAATAGTTGAATATGTAGGGGACGTTATCCAGCAAATACTTGTTTTTGAGCGCACGCATCGTTTTCAACTTCACACCGATGTCGCGGATACGGTCTTGAATCTCCATCCGCACATCAATGTCGTCGTCGTCGGTCAACTGACCCAGATGCGACCTCAGTTCCGCGCGTTCAGCCTCTAATTGCGGGATTTGCGTGGTTTCCACCGAATGGATGTTATCCAGGATTTGCGAGTGTTTTTCATCTATTGTAATGTTGGACGGCGCCGTTTTTTTCTTTTTAATGCTATGGTTGGGCATATATGTGTGTCTTTTATATTTAGATGATTATTTATTTATATGGTTATTGAGCCCTCAATATAATAATATATTAACAAATATTATAATGTCATTCGCATCCACAATTAAGAAGACCGCGACAAAGGTCGCGACTTTAACAAAGGGTATGATGCCTTCTATGGCTTCTAGTATGATGCCTTCTGTAGGTATGTTGAATAATAAATGGATCCTCTATGTAATTCTTTTTATCAGTATCGTAGATTTGTTCAATTTTTACTCAAAAGGTGACGCAACCGCGATTGCGATTTTTCTGGTTTCCGGATTTTTGACATCCTATTTTAGCAAGAATATGCTGGTTGTATTGGTCGTGGCAATTGCCGTGACACACATTGCCCGTTTTGGCAGTGCCTCTATGGAGGGTATGGAATCCGAGGAAGAAGAAGAAGAGGAGACGACCGAGGGCTTAACGTCCGAAGACGAAGTCGTAGAAGAAGAAGTAAAACCAGAAGATAAGGTAAAGAAAACTGCCGAATCAGAAGATAAGGAAAAACCAGAAGAAGAAGAAGAAGATAAGAAAACTGCCGAACTGGCATCTATTAAAAAAACGTTGGAGAAAATGAGCACAGCTGATTCTTCCACAAAAACAACTGAGGAGCTTATTAAGGAAACCAAGAAGGTTCAAGAAAATATGGCACTTTTAGAGCCATACTTGAAGGCGGCCGAAAAGGCAACCGCGCCGTTGGAGAAGTCGGAAGGTTTCTGTGATTATGCTGCAGCATACAAGGCATAAACACAATACTATTTTTACAAGTTTACACCCCTTGTAAAAATCTTCACAACCATATATTAATCAATCTATAATATAATAGACGCCCACACAATGGAGACCGATGAATATTATATGGTTGTTTTGGGCCTGTCCATTTTATTGATTCTTACCCTCTCCTATGAACCTCCCATCAAAGAGGGTTTGGATATTGGAAAAGAGCTAGCAAAAACATTTGAAAAACCCGCAAAAGACATTAAGAAGGCAAGTGAAAAGGAGTTCAAAAAGGCTAAGCAGGCCACAACCAAAGAGTTCAATAAGGCCAAGAAGGAGACTACCAAAGGTTTTGATGTAGTGAAGAAAGGCACCGAAAAAGTCGCAAACGAAGCAAAAAAGGGATTTGACGATATATTTGAAGAAATAACAAACATTGCCAATTACATTGTGTGCGGATTCAACAAAATCAAAACGCTCCCCGACTGTTTTTTCTGGTACTTCTTGGATATCATTTATGGCGTCTTCTATATGTTTTATTCCATGTTGGCGTTTGCCATTCCGCCTCTCAAAGATGGTGCCAAAATGTTTGGACAAGGAATCAATATGGCGGATGGAATGATTCATGATTTAACAGGGATCCACATGTTTAGATATCCAAAGAACGTTATGAACAAATGTTATTTGTGTAAAGGTGCGCCGAAGAAGAAACGGCCAAAATAGAGCAAATGCTCTTAATTGGAGTAATCTGTTAACAGATGCACTTCATGAGACATACATCTGTTGGCAGAAGTGTGGGGGGGGCTTATGCCAAGTGATTATGCAGGGCGCCCTTTAGGGAGCCCTACATACATCTCACCAATATAATATAATGGGCAAGAAATGCTTACCAGGTGTAATTTGCGTTGAAAATATGACACTCTTTCTGCTATTTGTGATTGCGGTGATTCTCATCTATTTCTTTCATAAAACCACAAACACTCATCCCTCTATTATTTTGTTGAACAATGATTTAGGAAAAACGCGTGAATCTCCGATTCTAACGCCCCCGGAGAATCATATGTATGACCCCGATTTAGTCGCAACTTTTCCCGAGATACGACCTTCGGTGAGACCCAATATCAATATTGAGACCCGCGGAACCAACCAAAGCTACAGTCAGATTGGAATTCTCACTCGCCCCGGAGTCAATGCGGAGACCCTGATTTTGCCACTGATGGGTCGCCGACACGACTCGGGCAGGAATAAGATGCAATATTACACTATATCCAACACGGGTAATATGAACACGAAGCTCCCGATTAGCAAAGACGGACGTAGTTGTACTGGCGAATATGGATGCGACGAAGTATTCAATGGCGACACGGTTTATGTTGAAGGCTACGCGGATACATTTAAGGCAACCATTTACGAGAACAGTCGTTTCAATTATATTCCAAGCATAATGTAAGAAAATGGCTGTTGCCGCACGTTTCCAACATATTCAAGATATAATGCGAGACCGTCGTATATATCAATTTATACCGCCGCCAAATGCGGCGGCACTACCAGAACAAAACAATGATGCAGCATTAATGGCGGCACTTGCTGTTCCTCCAGAACAAAACAACGATGCTGTGTTGGCTCCGGTTCCCGTTCCCGTGCCTCCAAAACAAAACAACGATTATGTGATTGCTGCGTTGATGGCAGCACTTCCGGTTCCTCCTGTTCCTCCTGTTCCTGTGCTACCAGAACAAAACAACGCTAATGCGCTTCTTGCGGCAATTCTAGCAGCAATGGCCAAAGAAGAGGAAAAGAAAGAGGAAAAGAAAGAGGAAAAGAAAGAGGAAAAGAAAGAGGAAGATGGCTTCAATCGTCAAATAGATTGTCTTGGCGAAAGCAATGACCCAAATCAGATTGGGTGTGTTTGAAATGTGAAAAGGTATAGGAACAATAAATAGATGTATTATATTTTATGTTTATAATATAATAATGAGCAGTATACAGTTTTCATACCCGCAAATGAGCGGAGCACTTACACCGGACAAAAAAAAAATACAAATCGTTAACTCAGGTGGCAGTTATTTTGATTTAATTTATACAATCGGACAAACTACTACAGTTTTACATTTTATTCCAACAGCACTGTCTTTTACAAATGATTCTATGATAATTGACCATACTGGCACTGGTGGAAATACACTAAAAATAAGATTCAAAATCGCTCAATCTGATAATGCTAAGCACGGCATTACACCGTCAGATATGTATATAAATCAATTAATTGGTGATGGATTGGAAAAGGATATGAAAATGATAGATAAAAAAATAAAAATTGGATTGGACTCTTCTATGTATACAATTGATTTTGCGCCTTGTGGAAAAATACCAATCAAAACCTTGGACAAAACATATTCAAGTGGCGGTTCATATTCGGAGTTGACGACTCAATCGGTTGAAATACCACTAACATCCAACACATTTATCACGGATGAAATCGTTTGCGACGAGGGGATAAACAATAGCACCGATGCCGCAACAAAAACATACGAAGCAAAGGTTGCCGGAAATGTTGGCCTCTCTTTTGGTCTCGGGTTTTTGGTATTGACCGCGGTTGTTTTTGGAATAACAAAATGGAAACCGATGTTTAATACTGGAACCGAATGGTTTGGTGGCTGGGACGACCATCGCGGTTATAATGGCATTTTTGTAATAGCGTTTTTACTCTCATTTTCGTGTTTTATGGGATATGGAGGAGTATTAAGTTCTGGCTCAGGTTCTACCGCCGACCTTACCGGATTGTTATGGACAGCCATTGTTTCTTTCTTAATCTTTGTTTTTATGGTCGGGTATAAGATGGCTGTATTGACCAAACCAGCAGTAGTAGCACCAGTAGTACAATAATAATATTTTCATAATATTGTAAAATTACAATATTATATCTAGGACGGTCTTTGGTTAAGGGGGTCCCTTTAGGTCGGTTTTCCAAAGGGTTCGAAGGCCCCTTTAACAGTCGGTTTTATAAAAGAAAACCTTACATCATCAACGACGCATTGTGGACATTCTCCGCAACCGGCTTGTATTCACTGGACACATAGGTAATCAAGCTACTCTTGCCAATCGGCGCCATTTGGGCTACCATCTCCTCCTCCAACGAAGTAGGGGCGACGGGGTTCATCTCCGCCATTTCTTCGTCCTTCTTGGCCTGTGTCGGCACATAGGTCATCATCGGCACACGGTTATTCATTCGGGCACTGCGACGAACCACTTCGTAAGCGACAAAGAGCCCAACAACGCCCAAAATGGGGTTGTAATAAACGAACATAAAGAGGGCCAACATCAATGCCCCCACCATTCCCAACGGACTGTCAATATAAGAGGCAACTGACTCGGGCATTTCAATATCTACGGCAATATAAATGGCAAACAAGGCCAAAATGACCATTTCCAATTTTGATAAAGAGCGAAAATGAGACAATAATTCCATCGTGTTATGTATATTATATAGCAGGTTTTTTCTACCTCTATCACCAACACAACAAAATAACCAAAACATATTAGAAACAATGTGGAAATATATGTAGTCACTTCCCAAAGAATAACCAAAAGAATGAACAAAAAACCGAACCCTCTATGGGCCAAATCCAAAAAAACTGTCACTGCAGTTCCCGAATTGCCTAAAACCGCAAATACGTATCTTGGTCCCAAGGGATACACGATATACAAATCCGACCTAACAGAGGCGCAAATCAAATATGTCAAGGAATCCCTCACGGTCAAACCCGTCACACCCGGTATCACACTTGCCGCCACAACCACGTTCCCCGCCTATCGCGAATCCACACAAAAACTCTACGTGCCCCGTTGTTTCGGCATCACCCATTTCGGCCCTCCGAAAGCAACCAAAATCCCACCCGGCGACAACATTGACGTCCCTTTCGTCGGTGTACTGCGCGACTATCAGCAGGAGGTGGTCGCCGCCTACGTGAAAGCCGTCGCCGACCCCATCGCGTGTAGTGGCGGCCTGGTCAATCTCCCCTGCGGATACGGCAAAACCACCGTTTCGCTAAATATCGTATCCACAATGAAGAAAAAAACGCTAATTATTGTCCACAAGGAGTTCTTGCTGAATCAATGGGTAGAACGTATCCAGCAATATTTGCCCACGGCGCGCATTGGCCGCATCCAGGGCCAAATCATTGACGTGGCCGACAAAGACGTGGTCATCGGAATGCTCCAGAGTTTGTCAATGAAAGACTACGAAGACGCCGTGTTCTCATCATTCGGTCTCATACTCATTGACGAAGTCCATCACATTGGCTCGGAGGTATTCTCGTGTGCCCTCTTCAAAATCGTCCCTCAATATACGCTTGGCCTCTCTGCCACGATGGACCGCAAAGACGGCACCACCTTCGTATTCAAGATGTTCCTCGGTGATATTGTCTACAAGATTGCTGAGAAGAAACAGCGATTTGTTCAAGTGCGCGCGCTCCATTACCAAGGCGGCAATGCCGACCCCGCCTTCGCACGCGTAGAATACGATTTCCGCGGCAACCCCGCGTATAGCACGATGATATCCAAGCTGTGCGAATATACGCCGCGCACAGAGTTCATCATCCGAGTCATCCAAGATATGTTTGCGGAAAACGGGGAGCAACAAATCATGGTAATAGCGCATAACAAGAATGTTCTCACCTACATTCATGATGCCATAGAGGCGCGCAAAATCGCCACGGTGGGGTACTACGTGGGTGGGATGAAAGAGTCGGCGCTCAAACTCACGGAGAGCAAACAAGTGGTGATTGCGACCTATGCGATGGCGGCGGAGGCGCTGGATATCAAGACGCTTTGTACGCTGATAATGGTGACGCCGAAGACGGACATTGAGCAGTCGGTGGGGCGAATCTTGCGTTCCGACCACGAGATGCCGGTGGTAGTGGATATCGTGGATAGCCACGACCCGTTCCAGAAACAATGGGCGAAGCGGAAGACGTTTTACAGGAAGGAGAATTACCGGATATACAAGGTTGCATCGTCGGCGTATATTCCCCCTTCCACTTTGGGACAACCGATGCCGACTGGGTGGGAGCTCGTATATGAGCCGAAAGTCAAATCGTCCGTCGGTGCTAAAGCTGTAGAAAAAGAAAAAGACAACGACAAAGACAACGACGACGACGAAGATGAAGACAAACCACCCACTGGCAACTGCTTACTCACGATGGATTTCACCGAATAATATGGCATCTGTCTTTTCTCAATTTCCCATTATTATGTATTGTAAAATATATAATAACTAACATGGACCCATTACACAAACGATTCTTGTTATTTTTGGTTGGCTGTATTGGTACTAGAACCGCATTCGCATTTATTGCGAAAACGATAAGTCTGGATTACTTGCCGATTTTAGGCTATATAGCCATACTTCCAATGCTGGGTTTTATCTATATATTCGCAACTGGTTCTAGAAAAACGGGGATTGAAGTTGGCGGTGGTAAAATCTGGTGGAATTGGCTGCGACCGGTTCACGCGTTCATGTATTTTTTATTTGCGTACAATGCTATATCTGGAAATAGAAACGCTTGGTATTATCTTGCTGCTGATGTGATTATCGGACTTGTTGCGTTCTTGGTACATCATGGGACGGCAGGTCACCTTACGAAGTGAAAATATATTTGAACAAATTGGTCTTGAACCCGTTGAACGCGGAACTGGACGCGGCGGTATATGCACCAAAATCCTCTACATACACCCATTCACCAATGGCCAATTCAGGCAACATTACGTTTTCGCAAATGAGGTCAATGCTGTCGCACGTGGGGCCGAAAATCGTGCTTTTGAATTGTCCGCCGTCCCTCTCATTGAATGGCAAGATTGTGGGCACAGTGTGGTCAAAATAGATACAGTTGAATGAACCGTAGACGCCGTCGTTCAAATAATAGATGATGCGCTTGCCCGTAGGGTCTGAAGCCTTATCCGAAGGGTCTAAGGCTTTAACCGTAAGGTCTGAAGCCGACTTATCTACGGCTTTAACCGTAAGGTCTGAAGCCGACTCTTCATACAATATCTTCTTCCCAATAACATTCAGCACCAAAATATGCGACTTCTGGGCAAAGTAGCGCCCCGGTTCCGCAATAAACTGAACATCCGGCATATCCCCAAAAAAATCATGAGCTCCATCTCTCACCCTCGCGGCAATGTCCTCAAACCGTATCGCGCGGTCCACGCCCGGAAACCCACCCCCGATATCAATCGTATTGATGCGAATCCCAATGCTTTCTGCCATATCCGTCGCGCTCCGACAATCCCGAATCGCATTATAGAAGTTCTCCGCCGACGAACACCCACTCCCCACGTGAAAACTGAACCCCACAATATCCAGCTTCAACGTCTTGGCAATGCGCAAAAGCTCATCCACTTGCTCCAACCGACATCCAAACTTCTTGTTGAACTTACACAGACTCTTGCTGTCATCCACGGCCAACCGCAAAACCAACTTCGCATAAGGATGGTACAACTTTATTTTGTACAGCTCCTCTTCGCAATCAAAGGTCATCACGTCCACATCGTTGGCCCGCGCGTACCGGATTTGCGACGACATCTTACAAGGGTTGGCAAATATGATACGACTCGGGTCAGCGGTAATCTCAATAATCGTCTTGATTTCATTCTCGCTGGCGCAATCAAAGTTACACCCTAGTGTTGCCAGCGCCTCTAATACTACTGGATTTGGATTACATTTCACGGCATAATGAGGTTTGACATTTGGCAGAAGCGTGGTCCATTTGTTGTATGCCTTGGTAATCTCGCCCAAATCAATGATGAAAAACGCGTGGTCGCTTTGGTTGTCCTCCAAATAATCGTTGATGATGTCGTAGGTCTCGTAATCGCTGCCGTAAAACTTGACGTTGTTTTTCTGGAAAAAAGCATTTCCGAGCCATTGATCGGCTGCGCCGACGCGGGTGTATTTGGTGGTGGGGTCCATATACCCCAATTTGGTGAGAAAATCTTATATTCTTTACAAAAATCTGTTATTAGACATTTACACCATTGAAGAATTTATAACTTGTAAAAATGTCACATTTTAATTCTTTAATGGCGCGGTATCGGTAACGATTTGAAATGACACCCCCGCGGGGATTCGGGAGGTGCCCATACGGGGCACCGACCACAGTTCCCATTTTAAATCTTCACCGGTATAAAAAGTCTAAGACCCGCGAAAATAAGTGACATTTCTGCCGTATGTTGATAGTGTATAAGCACAAAAAACGTCGTAACAAAACACAACGATTAACAATAATAGTATGGCACCCGTTGTTATCAAGAAATATTTGCGATACATAATTTGGTGGAGATGTTTATATTCAGTTGTCATTTGAGATTCCATAGTTGTCTCTAATACAAACAATGTGTGTAAGTTGTTTCAAAGAATGTATAACCGTGCCCCGAAGGGAGGGCCTACACAAGAAATTGCGGACAACAAAAACGGCACGTTTTTGTTGTAAGGTGTTTCTTAGATGGGAATCTTACAGATTCCCATCCAAGAAATTGCGGATTGATGAAATACGTAGTGTTTCATAAATCAGGTGTTTTTTGCCTATGTCATCCCAGAGGGATGACATAGGCAAAAAATTGAATTTTCTATTATCAATTTAAATAGAACCACATAATAAACATATATCTTTCTTTAAAAAATGAACACAACGACCCAAACCAAATTGTCAAAATCCGAATGGGAATCCATTGAATTCCCCGTTTCCGAGGACGAAAAGGAGATTCTACAATTGATCCGCGATGGCTATTCCAACATAGACATCCGATACAACAAGAACGTCTCCTTGTTCAGTTACGCCAAACTAGACCGCTCATCCACGATTGAAAACTATCTTTACACAAAGTTCCTCAAAACCGACGTGGACGAAGTGATTCAAATTGTCCGCGGCATCAAGGGCGCCCCCACGGAACTCACCGCATTTCGCGTAGAAGAAATCAACATCAAGCGCCTCAAATCCGCCGACCAAATCCGCCTTGAAAACATGAACACGAACATTGAAATCAACAAACCCAGGATGATAGAATACATATATATCGGATTCTTGAAAGAGATGTTCCGCTTATTTGCCGCGAATAAACGCAACTACGCGTTTTACCTATATAGTCTCATCCAATTGCGAAACATCCACATTCCCCACAAGAACACATTCGTCATGGATTTCATTGACAAATCCATCGCATACATAAATGGACAGACAGGTCTCAACACGATTATCAGCGGCGCCTGCGACTTCATAGAGAAGAACCCAAATCTATTCAAATACGGCGACCTTACCCTCTACGACCACCAAAAGCGCATATTTGACTTGTTCAAGCGCACACACACCGATTACTGGGAAAACGACATATACAAGACGAATCTGGTTCTCTACATCGCCCCCACCGGTACTGGAAAAACGCTCACTCCGATTGGCCTCTCTGCCGATTATCGCGTAATTTTCGTGTGTGCCGCCAGACACGTCGGTATGGCCCTGGCAAAATCCGCGATTTCCGTTCAAAAATGCGTCGCGTTCGCATTCGGCTGCGAAACGGCCAGCGACATTCGCCTACATTATCTGTCAGCGGCCGTATACAAAATCAACTCTCGCACAGGTGGCATCGGAAAAGTGGACAACAGCGACGGCCGCAAAGTGGAGATTATGATTTGCGACGCGCAATCCTATTTGGTAGCGATGTATTATATGCTCTCGTTCAACCAGCATTTCAACATCATAACCTACTGGGACGAACCCACGATTGGGATGGATTACGAAACGCACCCGCTCCATGAAATGACGCACCGCAATTGGTCGGAAAACAAGATACCGAACATGGTGTTGTCTTCGGCGACGTTGCCAAAACATACGCAACTATTTCCCGTCATCAACGATTTCCGCGCGAAATTTCCGAGCGTGGTCATCACCACCATTGAAAGCTACGATTGTAACAAGTCAATTTCATTGCTGAACAAGAACGGCGTGTGTGTATGCCCGCATTTGTTGTACGAAGACTATCGCCAGATGGTGGAATGCGTTGAATATTGTAAGAGCAACATGACATTGTTGCGGTATTTTGATTTGGCAGAGGTGGTCCGCTTCATTTGCTATTTGGAGCAAAAGAAATACATCCCGGAGACCATCAACATGAATACGCATTTTCAAAATGATATCGCAAAAATAACGATGAACAGTCTGAAAATATATTACTTGAACCTGATTGAAAACGTGGACCCCGATATGTGGTTCAACGTATATCGTTATATGACGACCACGATTCGCCGCAAGTTTGACCGAACCCCTGAGAAAACCTCCGGACTAGGTGGTGGTTCTTTAGCTCGCACATCATCTGTTTCCAAGGAGCCATCTTTCGTGGAGAAGGCCAAGGCGATTTCCCAAGCATCGGGTGGAATCCTATTTACCACGGCGGATGCGCATACATTGACCGACGGCCCCACCATCTATTTGACGGAAAACATCGGCACCATTGGAAACTTCTACATCCAGCAGTCCAATATACCGCCCAAAGTCTTTGAAACAATAATGAACAAGATATTCCAAAACAACGCAATCAACGAAGAAATTGCTAAATTGGAAGCCACGCTGGAAGACGTTCTCGGTGAAGAGGCCAAAAAGGAGAAAAAGATGTCCAAGAACCTACTGGATGCCCCCGAGTTCTGTATGCCCGCTGTGAAACGCATCAATGAGCAAATTGATGAGCTCAAATCCAATATCAAACCCGTCGTTCTGGATTCCGTGTACATCCCCAACACCGTATATCACCAGCAAGTATGGACAAATGACATCGTGGAAACCGCATTTGTGCCGGTGATTGACCAAGACACCGCCAAGAAGGTGATGGAACTGACGATTGACGACCGCCTCAAAGTCCTGCTTCTCCTCGGAATCGGCACATTTGACAATCACAAGAACGACGCTTACACGGAGATGATGAAGAAGCTGGCGAACAACAAGCAGTTGCTGATGATTGTCGCGTCGTCCGACTACATTTACGGGACGAATTACCAATTTTGCCATGAAATCATCGGAAAAGACTTGACAAATATGTCGCAGCAGAAGACGATTCAGGCGCTCGGACGTGTTGGTAGAAACAACATTCAGCAAGAATACACGGCGCGATTCCGCGACGACGCCATCATCAAAAAGTTGTTTGAGCAACAAGAACACAATATAGAAGCGGATATGATGTGTAGATTGCTTAGAACCGAGGACGACGACGACGAATAAACAACTCGGTTCACCGGTTTATGATGGTTTGGTCCTCTGTTTTTTATCTGTTGGCATGTAGATAAAAAATGTTATTAGTGGGTATTAATAAACAATTCCCGTCCCGACTCAATTTCTCTAAAGTCTCGGTCCACTTGTTTCGGCAATTCAAATGGCACGGCGATTGTGCTAATGTCTTCGCAGTATTTTAGGTAGCCAACTGACTCGTTGAATACATTGAGTACGGCATAATTCAAAACAAGGGTGTTTAGCCGTTCTACTTGGGCGGTTATGCCAGTGGGGTAATGCTGGGCATACTGTAAATAAATACTCCGCATAATGATTTTGAGCGTATCTGGGTTTTGCGGCATCACCGTGAACTGATGCTTGGACATTTCATAAACTCCGGCTCTTATCCCGTTCTGGATAATCTGCATGTTTTCGGCGGAAAAGAACACCTGCGCCAACACATTGTCCTCCCATTCGCCGGTTAAAGCCCCACGATACTCGGTCGCCTTGTTTTTAATGGCGGTCTTTTCTGCGAGTTGGAATTGGATTGCGGGGTCCGGCTGGCTCATCAAGTTCATCCGGCCATTGTATCTTGCTAAATCCAATATTTTTTTGTTATAGGCATTTTTAATTTCATCGGATGGCATCGTATCTCTCTCTTAAAATACTGTCCGATATTTTTTCCAACAAATATTTTATGCGCGGTATATATATGTTTGAAATTGACAGTTTTTATTTGATTGTGCTCACCATCGCAATTATTATCCTTATTATTGCGCTTGGATTTATGGGATGGATGCTTTCGCACCAGAAAGACGCTATTAAATTCCCAGAGATCACCACCACGTGCCCCGACTTTTGGACCATTAGTCAAGATGGGACAAAGTGCGAGCAACCCGAGAATAATTTTAATAAAGGTACCGTAAAACCCGGTATCAAAAACAAGGATAAAAAAGATATTACAAGCGTATTAGAGGCTTACAAAAAACCAGGTACAAGTGAATGGACCGCGGTTCCTGGAAAATCTACTGCTGCTGCCGAAGAAAAGCATACAGCCAACTCGTTTGATTCAAAAGACGCCGGATGGGGCTCAGGCAATGACGCCATCTGTAACAAGCGAAAATGGGCAAATAATAACAATATCAATTGGGACACCGTCACCAATGTGAACTTCTGTTAACCAATTATAGTTTTTTTCTGATTCCTGAATACTGAGTCATAACAAAACCCGAAAAAATAGCAATAATCGTTGCTAAAGAAATCCACGTCGCCTCGGACACCGCGTGTTTCATTGCGGTGAGCTCAAACATTTTGAACAATGGATTACTGTCTTCCATCTCCGTTTTCAAATCGCCCACGGAATCCATCATCTCTTTCTTCAAAAACACACCCTTGATAGGAGACGATTCCGCGGTTTTCATAGATTCTAAAAACTCAAAGAATCCGGAATCAAACATCTTGGTACTCAATACGCCGTATTTCATTTTGCTGCCACTGGCATTTGTGAAAATCGTGTCAGCAAGGTCGTCAACGCTGCCAAATGTGCTTATTCCCATATATCCCACCGTGTTTTCAAATGCTCGTCCCATTATTGGTAACATTCGCACGGCCGCCATCGTGAGTCCAATAGCGATAGACACTGACAACAAACACGCGACCAAAATATCTACAAAATCCTCCAATTTAGGGGGCTTTTTATTGGAAACCATTTTCAAGAGAATGACTGAAGAAAGCACCCCCACAAAAATAAATACTAAATTAAGGAGACTCTTCATTACACCGCCGAAATAAGTGGACTCCGTTTCGGGCTCGGCATTTTCCTCTTTTGATTTTTTCCATTTTGCCACCATTTCTTCAAAGAGAGGTTTCGCATCAAATCCAATATAGCAATATGAACCATATATTACAAATAATGCTAGGGAGATAACCGCTAAAAATATCAAATTTACCGCGGAAAATATCATTTATACTATGGGAATATATTGTATTTGTTGTCATTGGACCCGGGCCTTTATATGAAGCCTTTTCGGACTCATTCTTTGGATAAGAGGAACTCGGAACCTTCGGATAAGAGGAACTCGGAACCTTCGGATAAGAGGAACTCGGATAAGAGGAACTCGGAACCTTCGGATAAGAGGAACTCGGATAAGAGGAACTCGGAAGCCTCTCATTTTGAAAATCTTATTAACAATATATGTCCGACTCTATTCCCAGTTTAGTAGAACCCGGTGTGAAATACGCAATCGGCGAATCCTTGAAACAAGCCCACAATTATAAAATGAACACCTATTCGTATATTTTTAATGTGAGTGTTGTCGTATTATTTTTCCTAGTATTTGGAGGAGTTTTATATTACAGATACAAGACCAAACTTACACCCCAAGAGGCTCATACAAAGATGATGAATGACCAGGCAATCATTATGTCAAAAATCCATCATCACCAAGATGAGAGGCAACGTGCTGGGTTTTCGGGAATGACGAAGCTGCCATTTGTGGATACGGATTACTATGTTTCAAAGCGAATGGCTGATGATGGTGGTCAATACTAAGGTGGCAGTCCATAACACGGATAAAACCTACGGTAAGACGGATAAATCAAACGGCAGATACCCCCTACAGGGGGTACACCGAATATCCCCTACAGGGGGTACACCGGATAAATCATCGCCCCAATAAATATATGTCATCTCAGGACTTGTTCAATAACCTCATATCTCAGCACAGTGGAAAGGCAATCGTAGCAGGCCGGTGTTATATCAACAAGCCCCTATCTGGCACAATTGACGCTTCTGAACTGAAAGGCCGCGGCATCACCGAGCTGTGGTTCTCCAACGGTGAAATCACCGACTTACATGGATTGCCCAACGGATTGAAGCGTCTCGTTGTTCGCAACAATCTCCTGTCCAGCATTCCCGTATTGGAAATCCCCAATTTAGCAATATTGGACGCCGAATCAAACAACATCGCCGAAATTGATTTAAGCCAGTTGAAAGAATTAACCTACGCAAATCTGGCAAAAAACCAGTTGCGCAGCATCCACGAATTACCGCCTAAATTGACGGAAATCGTGGCCGACTATAACCCCGACCTCAACGAGATTGATTTAGAAGGAGCCGACGCTTGTCGTAAGCTCAGTTGTAAAGGCAAACCCGTCATCAACATTCGCTGCTCAAACAAGAACTGTAATATTATTGCCGACGACGGCGCCCGCATCCGCAGTGGCGGCGGCCCAAAGAAGACTCACAAAGCAAGCGAAACGATTGCCTATCCCGATCCCGATGAAGCCTTTGACAACTATTACAAACTCAAAACCGAATACGAAGACTCCATCAAGAACGCCATCAAAAAAATAATGAACAGTGAAAAAATGCCGCGTCAAGAGAGGATAAAAAAGGCACGCCAACTCGTCCCCAAATGCGTGAGTTGTGGGAGACCGGGCGGCACCATTTTTGGTCGCAGCGTAGACAAGGTATTGACGGCACAATGTGCCGCTGCACACCCATGCGAACTCAACATTGAAATCCAACTGGGCGACGATATGGAACCGAGCGAGACCATCGCCTATTTTGAAAAGTACATTGAAAAAATCAAGAGTGACATTGTTCGCCTGAAGCTGAACACCCTTTTCAACTATGTTACCGAGGAAAAATCCGTAGAGGCATTTACCAAATTATCAGGCAAATTGAACAACCCCACCTTGACAAAACAGCTGACAGAATACAAGCATTTTTTTGAGAACCAGATGAACAATCCCGAAACAAATGTCTTGTTACGGACAACGATGACACGAGTGTATGAGAGGCTGGCCGACGTTCGGCGCATCAAAGACGAATATAGGCAAAACAGCGAGAATAAACGGCTCCTCAAAGACATCGGTCGCGCGTTAGTGGAAATCAATACGGATATTCAAATGATTCGCCGATTACGCTATCCAATTATGGAAATGGTAGTGGATAGCGAAGGTCGCCAAGCCCTCAAACAAAAGCCATATGATTTACAAAGTTTTGTTGAGCCCGTCGTGGTTCATTTTCGATATGGAAAGGCGCCCGACGAATCTGAATATGTTCCCAATTCGCCGGAATACAATCCGATTTCTCCTCTACCTGAGCCCTTTGTAATCATGGGAAGCGACATTGAATGGAACAATATGGAATACAAAGCGGCGTGGAACACATTGCCGAAAAAACACCAAGCCGTGTTGATGACTGACGAGACCTGGCTAATGCATACTTTGGAAACAATGAGCAGTAATGAAACCTATGTTTCCGACTTCATATTGCCCAAAGACGCGAAGATTCCTCCTCTCGCAGGACTTAATTTCGGCAATAATGCGCTTACCGAACTCGTGACACAATTGACAGAAGGACAGCGAAGCATATTATCTGACAAAATAAAACCCAAGATGACTGGGGAAGAAAAACAGGCATTTTTGAATATACTGAAACCAATGTTACAGGCGCTCGTAAAGTACTAGACGCGGACCATCAAAAATCTGGTTATTTGCCGAATCTGGCATTACAATATAATGTTTCATCATTTTATTGTATTTTTGACAACGATGTTCTTGGTCAGTGCGAACACAAATGACACGCAATGTCCCTACATTGGCTCGGCGCCCAACACAAACGCCAATGTAACCAGAACCCGCATCATGCAATACAACGTAGAATGGCTCTTCCTCAAGACGTACAACAGCTGTCCTGGTTCTGGGTGTTCGTGGGCGACTCTCGCCGATGCGACCACCCACCTCACCTATTTAGCCGATGTGATTGCCGATTATTCGCCCGACATAATCAATTTGTGCGAAGTAGAGGGATGCTACGAATTGGGCCAGTTGAACGCGCATTTAGGAAATGTGTATCAGCCGTATCTCTTGTTTGGCACCGATTCGGCCACGGGACAGAACGTGGGGATTTTAACCAAACTAACGCCCGTGGCGGACTTGAAACGTAGCGCAGAGACCAAGGTCTATCCGATTGCTGGGTCTCATTGTGGCAGCGGTTCATCCGGCAGCACCGGTGTGTCCAAGCACTACTATACACAGTACGACATCAATGGGAAGACCGTTTTTTTGGTGGGTGCGCATTTGCTCGCTTTTCCGACGGACACATCCAGGTGTGCTTCAAGAGAGGCGCAGGCGGCCATATTACAAGACCTGGTGGTTTCGCTTTTGACCAATAATCTAAACGCGGAATTGATTTTGTTGGGGGATTTCAACGACTATGATGCGGAAGTGGCGGATTCAAATGGTGACAAGCCGATTACGGCGGTACTTGATATCTTGAAGGGGGTTTCGGGCGAACATGCGGGGGAATATACGCTGGTGTCGGCGGCGTCTTTAGTACAACAATCACAGAGATATACGAGTTGGTGGGACCCGAATGATGATTGTGTGGCGACCCTGAACGAAATGTCTATGATTGACCACGTGTTGATGACCCCGGGCCTTGTAGACAAAGTTGCTCAAGTTGTGTTTGCGCACCCCTATACCGAATATTGTGGGACGTATAATTCGGACCATTATCCGGTGATGGTGGATTTCTTATGGTAAAGCTCATACCTACGGGACCCTGTGGGGGCCCCTCCCTTCGGGAGGGGCTTTGGTCGCCACCCCCTACGGAATGGGCTTTGGTCTCCCGAAGGGAGGCCCACGTGGTCCCTCCCGTAGGGAGGGTTGGGTCGCCCATTCCGTAGGAATGGGCTTGCAGCGGTATATGGCAATAGTTTTTATCCATTTCTGTAATATATTTGTTCGCACTCAATGTCATCCGCAAAACAAAACATCTTTTATTATAGTAATTTTTGTCCACATAGTCAAAAGGTTCTCCAGTTCCTGGTTCGCGCGAATCTAACCACTGAAATTGCTTTCATATGTATTGACAAGAGAGGCAGCGACCCCAATACCAACCAAATGTACATTATTATGGAAAACGGCGACAAAGTCCTGATGCCACCAAACATCCACAGTGTCCCGGCACTACTGATGCTGAACGCAAACTACAAGGTTGTTTATGGCGAAGAAATTATCCGGCATTATGAACCCAACATTGTGAATGACAAGATGCAGGCGACCAACTTCAATGGCGAGCCCAGCGGGTTTAGCCTAAGTGGCACCGGGAGTTCCTTGTTAGATTCCGGGTCAATGGGGGTTTCCCTCGCGGCAACATATAGCGGCCGACAAAGCATCCAGACACCTCCACCAGAGAAAGGCAACAACAAAATCAAAGACGGCGACACGTCAATGACGAATCAAATGGAGGCGATGCGCAAGGCACAAGATTCGCAACTTGGGCTTGGACAACCCGCCAAAAACCCATTCTTACAGGCAATATAAGAGACTCCACAGTAGAGAGACCACGATACACAATTATTAGTAAAAACGATATAGATATTATTTAGTCATAAATATAATATGGCCGACCGTCCTCTTATCATACGAACATTTAATGAATTATTTTTTGAATTATTAGACGACGTTATTAAAATATTGCCAAATAGCGCCGGAATAAAAACCGCCCGACGTGCTTTTCAAACCCTGTCAGATTTGAATAAAGCCGTTTTAATTAAATGCTGGCACAAGTTTGTATATTTAAAATACAAGGACCAAATATTCTCGGGGAACATTGAGTTTTTCTTTGAGAAAGATTATTCGGAAGATATAGTTAAATTAAGTCATCCAGACAAAGTCTTGGAGGTCATTGATAGTATCCGAGACCCAGTGAAAGAAGCTTGTTCTACACCAATAAATAAAGCACACGTGACGACATATATACAAAATCTTACAAAGCTGTCCATTGCTTATGGCAGTGAATAATACTTTATCAATAATAACACAATCGCAAGTTGATTGTGTTATTTGTTTGGCGCCGAAGGCGCCCACCTTAAGGAGCCCTTACGGACCCCTTATGCGCCCATCGGCACCATAATGTCTTCGCGGTCTAAAAACTCGCCCACCACAGCCTTGGTCACTTTGAATCCTTTGCCATGTAGAGCAAGACCCGGCAAAAACACCTCATAATGTAGCTTCTCCGCAAAATACTTGTCACGCTTGGAAGAAATGTCGGCAACACGAACTTTCTTGAAAACCCGAATGTCCATATACATCTGGTGTAATCGCGACTTGAAACGATTGAATTGGTCCTCGTATTTTGTAAACAACTCACTGTATTGCGGGAAATGTGTCAAAAAGTCGGCAACTTTCTGTATTTTGCGCAAAGTCAAGTACTGATAATAGATTGACGGATTATTCCCACGCAGCGCCTTCAGTTCCAAGTATTCTTCTCGATAATATGTTCGGCGCATTCCGGTCTCATAATTGATGCTCATAGAACCCACGAAACTAGAGACGCCATAGGGCGACACATCCGTAGAACCAGAATGCTCATCCACGGGATACCGGATACGACCATTGCCCGCGGTTTGGTCGGGCTTTACATACGAGTAAAACGGCTGCCCATCCTTGTGCTCAATCCGATAAATGTACGTCATATATGCCGCGGGCTTCTCAATCAATTCCACCAAATGGTTTTGCGGATGTTGTAAGACGAACGAATACGAGCACTCCTTGTTTAAAAATGCGAAATCCGCGTCGGTTTCCAAATCGGCGAGAGAACCGATTGCCAGCGCCTCCAAAAACATTTCGCGAAATGTGAGATGTTTTACAGCATTTCCCAAAGTGCTTATGCCAAGCGGACGCTCGGAATACAGCTGTTTGCTTATGCCACCGGCTGGGTCCTTGAAGTACCAATAATTACACCCGATGTTTTTCCTACTGGCTATTTCCCACGTGGAATGCACCTCATCCCAAAACAAATTAATCATTGTGCCCTCTACAATACGTGAAGTAAAATATCGCAGACTAGCGGAGGGAGGCGACAAGTCGGTGGTGATTCCTTGTTGAGCGACAACCTCATTCATCACATGTACATAATCGTTGAACGGAACCGCTTTTGCGGGTGCCAGACACACAAGCCGACCATCGGATACAATGGCGCTTCTATAAGCACTTGTTTTATAATAGTATGCATTCGGGTCTTCAATATTGTAGAGCTCATATTTTGCGCCCTTGTATTCAAATTGTTTTCGGGATATGTTTGTTAGATTGGGATTCAAATCAAAAGACTGTTTAAATGCCATTGTAATTATATTTTTATGCAAAAAATCTTTATGCTCTTTTCGCAAACAATAAGGGGTATAAGTCCAACAAGGCTATAGGGACCATACCTGAAGGCCATACCTGAAGGCCATACCTGAAGGCCACGACATGAGGCCACGTAAAAACACAAAGAATATAGTTTGATATATTATAACTGAGGAAATGGCCTCCACCGATTTAGTGATAGAATTAGGCGATTTCATAAAAATCATATCGCCGACAAAACCAATGTATCACGACAAAATATTTCTAGTGAACTACATTGACGACGACGTGATTGAACTCATAGATATAGAATCTGCCGACCATTTCAGCATTGATTTATATGACGATGGACGAATCATGGACGAAAAAATATTGTCCATCCATCTCTTGTCTCGCAGTGAGGAGCCGGGCTACGCCCGGCAGCATGGACTTTTGCCAGGAACCTGGATAAACATTGAGTTCGTCGCTGACCTGAATTTAACTATAATGGGACAAATCGTGGAGCTCGTAGAGGACCGCATCAAGGTCATCCCGAAAAACGACACAAAAACACCAATTTACATTGATTTCGCATACCAGGGCATCCCCAAAACGCTTCCCATCCATAAAATCGGTGTTATTGACATCCCCACAGTACAAGAGAGTTTAACCAAACTCAGCGAAATAGAGGTGGAAGAATCCCCCAAACAGGTCGCGACCCTAGAGACGACCCCCACCGGCGAAATCGTTCTCAATATGCCGGCAAACCCGACCCTTGACCGCAATATGTTCAACGTAATTAACGACATTTACATCCAGGCAGATGCCATCGTTTTCGGCAAAGCGGTGACGGTTGAAATAGAGGAAGAAGTGAATCGCTCCGAGCAGCGATATGGCATTGACATCCAGCTCAATAATTTGCTGGACGAGCTGCTTTCAAATGTGCCCACCCACGCCCGCACCCCAACTGTGATGGAACGCGTGAAACGCATCGTGAATCGGTTCAAAGAATTAAGAAGCGAATATTCCGTGTTTGACGAATATGGAAATATTCTGAGAAGTACAAACTTCACCCCCACATATAAACCTCTCGTAGAACAGTTGGCCAATTACAAGGGGGTCCGCTGGATTGTCCCTGTTTCCAAACAAACCACGAAACTCTACGATATTCCCGAAAATCAATTCGTTGAAGCATATTCATTGGCAGACGATTTAGCGAATTATAAAAATGCGCTGGATACAAATGACGCAAACAATCGCTACGTCACCTTTTACAAGCGCATAGACAATATGTTCAAGCCGTTTATAGAAGGTCCCGATGCCAAACTCGTGGAAGACAACATAGAGGCAATCATCGCCTCTCTGGATGACTATTCGTCTGCCGTCTATAAAAAACACAAGACCGGGGCCAAACTCGCGAAACAGCGATTCGTCATTCAGCGATACAATCTGGGTATGACCAAAATCAGCAAGCAGCTGATGCGCTCGGGCAAATATGTGTATATGCGCGAGAAAATCACCGAAGACGACCGCATTAACGCAAACACGGTGGTCATCCTACCCCAGCCGATGATAGAGGCATCGCGGGTCGGGCTCCCAGGAACGGACATTCTCACTCGCACCAATCTCAGCAAGAGCTGGCCATATTATTTCCGTATTCTCAATAAAAAGACTCGCCCGACGCGTATGAAAATTAAGAAAAACGGCGAAATAGATTACGACACAATTGCAAAAAACCCGTTTACAACACACATTGTGGATTATGGCAAAACAAACCTCTCTTATCGGGATTTTTTACAAACAGTTATTCCGCGCTCGGTCGCAATCATTCGTATGGTGAAAGACAATACGGCGAAATACAATTTCCACGATATGGTGGCGGCCCTGGAACCATTCTTGATATACCGCGACAATTTGACGTATTCGGGGCGCTTGTACAATGAGCGAGCAAAGGCGCAACTCGGTGGTCCGTACCAGGAAATCCGCTCCCATATTAAGCGTAAAATAAAGGAATACAACATTCGGTTTGAAATGAAGCGCCGCGAATATGCCACCCTTGCCTCTATCACCTCTGAAAAACAGACCAAATCCGTATTACTGAATTATTCAAATGATGCCGTTATGGAACGCATTTCCAAATATTATGGCCTGGATGATACGATGTCAAATACGGCGATTTTGAACAAGATTGTGGCCGCAGATGGCGGGGACGCTTACACGAGTCTGGTGACATTTGTAATGGCCTCTTTGTACACTCCCGAACTGGCAACCATAGAGGACAAAAAAGAGAGGGCAATCACCAATTCTAAATCGTGCGTTACCCGCGTAATTGCGAAGAAATACACCTCTATCACATCCCTCCAAAAAGACAATGGGAAAGACGCCATCTATTTTGACCGCGACTACGACAACACACCCTACAAAATACTGGAAAAATACCGCGGCAAGCAAAAGGCGCAATCCCCCGAAGACTTCTTGGAATATTTCCGAGTGGTTCTCATCGCCGAGCACGGCGCCCGCGCCGATTTGGCCAAAGAAATGGCGGAGACCATCGTCGCCAAGCGCAAACAAGTGACCACCGGCAATTACGCGGTTCTAGTGGAGTATCCACAGCCCGACGAATCGCTGGACATAGACTCTCTCTCCGAAGAAGAAAGCAAGAGTATTTTGTCAGAGGCCGACATGCGCAAACGCATCCACTATTATGTGCGCAAAAACGACCATTGGGTAAAGGACGCCACAATGACCGACCAGGAAATCAGCAATGAGATGTTCTGTAATATTGAGAACCGATGCTTCTACGATACTTTGGCGGGGGCGTGCGACTCGGAAACGGCCGCCGCAAAGAGGATGAAAGCCATTGCGCGCAAATCCATCGGCGGCGAATATGACGCCACCATCAAGCTGTCGCTCCACGATTACCAGCAACAAGTCCGCGTACAGCTAGAAAATAATATTATTCAGTTGAAACGCCTACAACGGATTCGCGCCGAACAGCGCGAACAATTCACCCGATACGCGCATCAAATCGGCACCACCGCCATTTTCAACGAAGTGGTCGTGTCGCCCTATGCCAACCTGTTTTCGCTGATTTTGAAACAAAACGATTTCGCCAAAAGGCAACAAGATATTGTGCGGTTCAAGGGCCTCTATTGCCGCGAAGCCGTGGACAACGACGTCGCCACGGAAAACCAGTTCTGGTATTATTGCCGCGAAACGAATGTGAAACTGATGCCGACGTTCATTTACATACTCGCAAATACTTTCGTGTCCGGCAAATATTACCCCGACGTGCTGGAATGGTTATGTAGTAAGTTGGGGCGACTCAGCGACGACGGCGAATCCATCGTGGATAAAAATAGCGGTTACGAAATCAAGAAACTGGATTATTCCGCCGAAGAAGGATTTGACGACGCCGGATTCCGCGTCAATACGCGCGCCGAATTGGAGCCGGATGAATATGAAATGGTGCGCGAACTTGTCGGGAAGGCTGACTCGGTTGTCCCGAGTAAGCGCGTATTTGAAAACGACGCAAATGCGTTTATTTACTCGGTCAGCAGCGCCATTTGCGAGAATATGGACATTCGCTACGAAGATATAGAGGCGGATATTCTGAATCTGACAACCACGTTTCTCGGACGCAAGACGATGAGCCGCGACGTCTACGAAGCTAAAATGAGCAAAATAGAGGTGAAAGACGGCAAGAAATCCATCCCCTACGAGAAATATTTGAACAGGAACGTGGTCCTCTATGCCGCGGCCATAACATTCATTGTTATCCAATCCCACATCCCTTCGTACAAACCGAAAAAGTCATTCCCCGGGTGTAAATACAGTTTAACTGGCTATCCCCTGGATGTCACCGGCGATACGTCGGGCATCGCGTATCTAGGCTGTATATTGAATGCGATGAAGAGCAAGTCCGTGGAACCGTGGAAAAGCGTCTATAAGTCGGACCAAACCGCGCTGGACTACGCGACAATGGTCACGGACATCATCAAAACGAAGCTGGCCGAGGAAAACGAGATTAATCGTCTCTTTGAAGTAAAGCGCGACTACATCAAGATGACCCCCGAACAAGACGAAATCCCAGCGGCACACACGACGGCTAAGTGGGTGTTTTTCCAGCCGCCCATTATCCCCATATCGGTGGTTAAAGGCTTGACCGGCCTCGCCAGTGGATACGAAACCGAATTGAAGGAGACGATGGCAAAGGGGCATCGCGACCAGCACAAATTGTTGGGAACCATGTACAAGAAAATCATTGAACATTCTTATGGGGTGATTGAAGAAGTAAACGCGGTTGTGGCAGTAGAAGGAAAAGAGGCGATGCTGCGCGCGGGAACCGTGGTGTTCTTGGAGAACGCCTGTTGCGACGAGTCGTTCAAGAAGTCGTCGGCGATTTCATATTTTGCCGAGCGCCGACCCACGATTATAAAAAATGTGGATTTCGTGCGCAAATACGGCCAACTTTACTCGGAGTTTTCAAAACTGGTGACGCCCTCTTTCTTATCCTCGGGACAGAAGCGCCCCCTGGATATTATGAACCCCGCCACCGACCGATTTTCGGAGGACGCCATCTATGGTGCCTATATACACTACTGTAAATTGGACAGCGAACTCCCGATTCCGGACGATATCCGGACATTTTGCCAGGAGAAACCACCCGGTCTGGAACATATGTCACGTGCTCAGATGATTGACCATTTGAAAGATGCACGGCACACACAGAGTGAAGCATCTCTTTCTCACCTGATGAAACTCGTGGCGCATCGTAACATTGTCGCGGTGTCTCTCAATGAGGAAAAGACCCCCAAGTTTATGGACCATTTCGCCGGATTGAAACTGGACCCTCTCGTTACCCACGTGAATGACTTCCTAACGGGCAAACAGAAGGTGTCCGTCCTCGCGGAGTTCTTGACGGAAATCAACGATGTTATGAAGGAGCAAATAGAAACCTATGTGAAGTCATTTGGAAACCGACCTGCGAGAGGCATGGCGCGCATCAATTCCTACTTGTCGCTCATTATGACGTGGAACAACGACCAAATGACACATGACTTTATTCGCGCGTCCCTCTTTATGATGTCGCGCGTCTTGTCACCCATGTTGGAAGATGATACCGGCAATATAGGTGTCAAAAATATGGCGGCAATGAAACACTGGAACCTCTCTCAGAAGCACGAAGGAGTATTGAGCGACTTGATAACCAAATACTTCAATGGACTCAACATTTATCGTCGCGACGAATTAATCTGTAAATTGTTCAGCACGGTTTCAAAGAAAACACACACCCTCTATTCACTCAACGTGTTTCTTGAGAATATGCCAACGGGATTGAGCGCGGTCATCTTGAACAAAATCTACACGTATTGTTATTACTCTGCATTCTACGAAATCATCACGGAAAGCGACAAGGATTTGTACGCGAAAATCAACATTGAACTCGCGAAAGAGGCCCATCGCAAAAACGAAATGGAAATCGTCGCGGTAAATAATCGCCCGTTCAAAGAGCGCGTGTGTGATTTGCTGATAATTATGTTGGAGACCGATATAGATAACAAGAAAATCGTGGATGTCAATTACGAGATGTTGTCCGACAAATACCACAAGGATGCTTTGACTGAGAAGAACAAAATTATTGTTTCGCTGGGGAATATGGAGGTGGATGAGAGAGGCGTGGAGAATCTGCTGAAGAAATACAAGTTGGGCAAATGGAACTTGGGTATTCAAAAGGGCATCTTCCAGTATGACAAGAGTCTCCAAGACACGGAGTTGGACGCGATTGCGGCTGCGGAGGAGCATGATGCGGTAGACGCGACGGGCCTGGCACAAATGGAGAACCAGGCGGCGCAGGCGGAAGAAGATGCCGAAGTGAATAATATGGATTTTGGAGACGACTATGCAGATGGCAATTTCTATGATGAAGATAGGGACCGCGATTTTGAATAAGGGTGATGTCCCGTAGGGAGGATGAGTTATCGCTGGAAAATTGCTTAGCGGCAAAATATTTATATTTTGGCGGTAAGGTGTTTTTCGTGTAGCCCCTTTTGGGGCTACACAAGAAATTGCGTATCACGAAAACTGAAAGTTTTTGAGTTAAGGTGTTTTTTGTACCCCCTTTGGGGGTACAAAAAATTGAAATGTTTTTCTATTGAAATGCCAAACCATAATCAAATGAACAGAACCTTTTAAAATTACTTATCCTCTTTATCCACGCTTCACTTAAAAACAATGTCCAGCCACATCGTATTCGCCACAACCGACAAGAAAACTCCCACACTCATTTACGACGAATCCTACCCCTCATCTCACCGCGCCTATTTTATGAAGACCCCCGACAATCGCGTCTACGAAGAACTCCACTATAAAGGCGACGGCGTTTTCGCAGGAAAAAGCTACTTTGAACTCCTCGGCGAACTGAATCTGCCGCCCAAATCCAACATCACCGACGTCACCGCTTTCGGCAAGGCCATTTTCGCGGGCACGACCAAAATCATTCGCCGGTCAAGCACCAAAATTGAAACGCGTGACGTCATTTATCCTGGCATTTACGAAGACGACGAACTCATCTGGAAAAACCAGAAAACTGCAATTATAGACCATTGGGTGTATCCCGAGACCCAAGGAAAATCGGTAGAATGCGAATGCGAGTTTTGTTTGTTGTTTTCAGATGACCTTTGTAAGGCATTTTCCGAGAAATGCACGGTGGGATCCGATGAATACAAGGTAGATGATGCTCATGAAGGGGCGCCTCATCTGTTTGATAAATGCTCCCTTTAGGAAGCATTTTTGACAATAATATCCCGTGTTAAATCATATGTTGAGCAAGCAGGCTATTTATGAAAACAAGGTGATGGTCACAATCCTGTTATTCATCGTGTTGTTATCAGTCATTCATTCTTTTAAACCGCGAATTATTTACAACGAACAAGGTGGATTCCGACAGTTTGGAATTGGGTACAAGCAGAAGACAATTGTGCCGATTTGGATAGCCTCTATTGGTTTAGCAATTTTGTGCTACGTTGCTGTCTACTATTTATCCGTGTAAGACCAGACCGTCTTCTGCGTTTTGTTTTGCCTCCTTTTTTTTGGTTTTCTTACACATTTTTTTCATTTACTGTGCTTCGCTGAAACGCACAATGTAAACTATAAAATTGATTTATAATTATATACTATTAATAATATTATATAATGTCGCAAGAATATTGTGTTGTAATAAAAAAGCGTAATAGACGTCATTGTGTTGAACAAGATTGTACAGCAAGTGCCATAGGCAAAACCAATAAATGTAAAAGACACGGTGGTGGCAAACGATGCATTGAACCAAACTGTACAGCAAGTGCCCGAGGCAAAACTGATAAATGTGTAGCACACGGTGGTGGCAAACGATGTGTTGAACAAGATTGTATATCGAGTGCACAAGGCAATACCGATAAATGTATAGCACACGGTGGTGGAAAACGTTGTATTGAACCAAACTGTACATCAGGTGCCATAGGCAAAACTGATAATTGTAAAGCACACGGCGGTGGAAAACGATGTGTTGAACAAGATTGTACATCAGGTGCCCAAGGCAAAACTGATAAATGTAAAAGACACGGCGGTGGAAAAAGATGTGTTGAACCCAATTGTACAGCAAGTGCTCAAGGCAAAACAGATAAATGTATAGGACACGGCGGTGGAAAACGATGTGTTGAACCAGATTGTACCGCAAGTGCCCAAGGTAAAACCGATAAATGTAAAGCACACGGTGGCGGTAAAAGATGTGTTGAATCCGATTGTACAGCAAGTGCACAAGGCAAAACTGATAAATGTATAGCACACGGTGGTGGCGAACGATGTATTGTATCAAATTGTACGGCAAGCGCTAAAGGCAAAACCGATAAATGTATATCACACGGTGGCGGTACAAGATGTGTTGTATCCGATTGTACGGCAAGCGCCCGAGATAAAACCGATAAATGTATATCACACGGTGGCGGTACAAGATGTGTTGTATCCGATTGTACGGCAAGCGCCATAGGCAAAACCGATAAATGTGTAGCACACGGTGGTGGCAAACGATGCGTTGAACCAAACTGTACAGCAAGTGCCCAAGGCAAAACAGATAAATGTGTAGCACATGGTGGCGGCAAACGATGCGTTGAACAAGATTGTACAGCAAGTGCTGTAGGCAAAACCAATAAATGTGTAGCACACGGTGGCGGCAAACGATGTCCTAATTGTATAGATTGGATTGATAGTCGTTGTGGTTCATCCGTTTACGAAGGATATTGTGCGACTTGTTTCAAACAAATCTTTCCAAACGACGCACGCAGTAAAGTTATCTATGCCCATACTAAAGAAATAATGGTGAGAAATGTAATAAATGAAACATTTGATGGATTTATACACGACCGACCACTTTATACAGGTAATTGTGATTGTACTCATCGTCGTCGTATAGACCATCGTAAATTGATAGGTAATACAATTTTAGCAATTGAAACCGATGAGTTTGGTCATCGTGGATATGATAAAAAGGATGAAGAAATACGTTACGATGATGTGTATATGATACATAGCGGAAAATGGATATTTATTCGTTTTAATCCCGATTCCAATGTGAGTAAAGTGGATATTGATGACAAATTGGATAAACTAGTGGAGACAATTAACAAATGCGTTGTCAGAATTGAACAGGAAGAAAACACGGAATTAATAGAAATTGTAAAATTGTACTGTTAATAACCACCAATTTATAGACTCTTCTTGCAAATAGAATACATCAGACGATTCACGAAATACACGATGAAATAAGCGAGCGATCCACCAACAACACCGGCGTAGAAATCAAGTCCCTTGCCCTTACTAAGACCCGTGTACAAACCTCCCACAATGACCAACGCAAACATGGCGAATGTAAAGATGGACAAAAAATAAAAGTAGTAGCAATATTCTCCGGAGAGAGGCCCAAATACGTTATCCATCAGAGCTGTCATTTATATACTTATTCGCGACAAAAAACCAAATAAAAGATTGTATTGTGTTATTGTATAATGGAGAAAATAGAGAATACCATATGGAAAATCGTGGATTGTTATTTTCGGGACAATCCGCAATGTTTAGTAAGACACCATATTGATTCATTCAACGATTTCTTCAAGCACGACATTTCTCGCATTGTAAAAGAGATGAACCCCATTCGTATTGTGTCCAAAATTGATGAAACAACCGGCGAATATTTGGCCGAATGTAACTTGTATATTGGAGGCAAAGAGGGAACGCGCCTCTATTTTGCTAAACCGACCATCTTTGATGACACAACGGGCGACACGCCGCCGCATTATATGTACCCGAATGAGGCGCGCCTTCGCAATATGACGTATGCAATGACGATTCACTACGACGTGGTTGTAGAAGTGAAAAACGTCCTAAATACCGACGAAATCGCGGATTTACTGAAAACGGGCGGGGCCCAAATAGCAGAAGAAATGATAGACGCACCGCGATTCGTGAACCGCAAAACGGACCCCGAAATTATGAAAAACGTTATGGAAAGATCAGGAGGTGATATTCACGAATCCGAAGAGGACGCATTGTTGTCGGGTGGGTCCAAAGACGACTTATTGTCGGGTGGCTCCGGTAAAGGAACGAAACAAGGAAGTACAGCAAAACCCATCACCGTGAGCCAGCACGCCAATATCAAGCAATCGGTAAAAGGCGCCAACGTCCAGACGACCTCCTTCACCATTGACAAAATCCTGCTCGGCCGATTCCCCATTATGGTCCAATCGGACAACTGTATCTTATCCGGTATGCCGCGCGAAATGCGTTTCAATCTGGGCGAATGCCGCAACGACCACGGCGGGTATTTCATCATTGACGGAAAAGAGAAATCAGTCGTCCCCCAAGAAAAGTTCGGCGACAATATGCTCCGTATCAACAAATCCAGCGCCGAAGATATCCTCTATTCCGCGGAAATCAAAAGTGTCAGCGAAGATTCGTCTAAACCCGTCCGCTCATTGCGCCTGGATTTAGTCGCCCCCAGTTCCAAATACACCAACAACAATATCGTGGTATCCATTCCAAATGTGCGAAAGCCGGTACCTCTCTTCATCGTGTTTCGCGCTCTCGGCATAACCAGCGACAAAGAAATCATTGAAACGTGTTTGTTGGACCTGGACAAGTACAAGAGCATCGTGGACCTCTTTATCCCGAGTGTCCACGACGCGGGCCCCATTATGACGCGCACTAGCGCCCTCCAATACATTGCCCAGCTCGCCAAAATCAAGACCACCGACCACGCCAACTATTTGCTGTCCGACTATTTCCTCCCCCATATTGGAGAAACCTGTTTCAAAGAAAAGGCGTTTTTCTTGGGCTACATGGCCCGCAGGCTCATCTTGGCCTACAGTGGGCTGGAGGCCCCCATTGACCGCGACAGTTATCGTTATAAGCGCCTAGAGCTGACCGGCACGTTGATATACCAGCTTTTCAGCGAATACTACAAGGCGCAAACGAAGACCATTTACGTGGAGTTTGAGCGAAAAATCGTGGGTGACCGCGCCAATTACGAGAACAACTTGGAGAAACTCATCCGCGACAATTACCGCGACGTATTTAGTAAGAACCGCATCGTAGAAGATGGATTCCGCAAGGCATTCAAGGGCAATTGGGGTTCCACGGAGCACACCAAGCGCCTCGGTGCGGTCCAGGATTTGAACCGCCTCTCTTACAATTCCGCCCTTAGTCAGTTGCGCAAGACCAATTTGGAAATCAGCGCGGGGGCAAAACTCGTTGGTCCCCGTGTGCTTAATGGGTCACAGTGGGGCCTGTTTGACCCTTTAGATACTCCCGACGGCGGCAACATTGGTCTCCATAAACAGCTGACTATTATGTCCTATGTCACCCGCAACATTTCGCGCGAACCGATGATGCGCTGGCTTCGCCGACACACCGATATGAAGTCGCAGACCGATTATAGCCCCGACATTCTCGCACAAATGACCAAGATTCTGGTGAATGGATACTGGGCCGGCGTCAGCAACAATGCCCCCAAGATTGTAGAGGATATCCGGTTTTATCGCCGCATCGGCCTCATCCCTCTCTCCATCAGTGTCGCCTTTGACATTCGCCAGAACACCGTCAACGTCTTCACCGATGGAGGCCGCATTATCCGCCCCGTTTTCTACAAACATAATAACATCGGCCAAATGTCGTTTCACGCGATTGACCCCAAGGCCGAGCTCACGTGGGGCAACCTGGTGAATGGATTCAACAAGCCGAAGCTGGACGGTGCCCTTCCCAATTATAGCCATTTCTACGAACTCGGTGATTTGTACGACATTCCTGCGGATTCCGACGGCAATCCCTACCAATATGAGAGGTTCATCCAGAAGAAGTCCATTGTTGAATACATTGACGCCAACGAGGAGGAGACGACGCTCATTGCGATGAAACCTGAACAAGTCGCCACAGTGGCGGCCGCGAAACCCTATACGAATTGCGAAATCCACGAATCACTCATTTTCGGGATGATGTCAAACCTTGTGATTTACCCGCAGCACAATCCTGCATCCAGAAACTCGTTTTCGTGCGGCCAAAGCAAGCAGGCGGTCAGCCTCTATCACACCAACTACAATATGCGAATGGACAAGACCGCGGTGATTCTGAATCAGGGCCAACGCCCCCTCGTGAAATCGCGCTACCTAGAATACATCAATAACGAGGAGAATAGTTATGGCGAGAACGCCATCGTCGCCATCGCGTGCTATACGGGTTACAACGTGGAAGACGCCATCCTGGTGAATGAGGGTGCGATTAAGCGCGGCCTGTTCCGCACCACCTATTTCAGCGTTTATGAGACCCACGAAGAGAGGTCGGCCAATACAGACAGCTACAAAAAAATCAGCAACATTGAGGCGGCAGACAAGACGGTTCTCGGGCTCAAAATGGGCTACGATTACAGCAAACTGGATGAGTACGGTCTTGTGCGCGAGGGCACCCCCATTGACGACAAGACGGTCCTGATTGGGTGTATTAGCGGGTCCAATGACGCCAACTCCGACTACTATGACGTCAGCAAGACGACGAAAAAAGGTCAACTCGGCGTAGTGGACAAATCCTTCATCACCGAAAGCGAAGAAGGCCGCCGAATTGCCAAAGTCCGATTGCGCGAAGAACGAATGCCCGCCATCGGCGACAAGATGGCCTCTCGTTCAGGACAAAAAGGCACAATCGGAATGGTGATAAGAGAGGAGGATATGCCATTCACACGCGATGGTGTCCGCCCCGACCTCATCATTAATCCCCACGCCATCCCCACACGTATGACAATCGGTCAGCTCGTGGAATGTATCACCGGCAAGGCGTGTTTAATCAGCGGCACGCACGGCGATTGTACGGCATTCACGAGCGACGACTCCCAACTCGCGCCATTTGGCCGAATGTTGTCTAAGGCGGGTCTCCACTCCTCTGGAAACGAGGTCTTGTACAATGGGATGACCGGCGAACAAATAGAGGCAGAAATCTTCATGGGACCAACCTACTATATGCGCTTGAAACACATGGTAAAAGACAAGGTCAATTTCCGAGCGACGGGGCCTCGCACGGGACTCACCCGACAACCCGTTTCGGGTCGTGCCAATGACGGCGGCCTGCGTATCGGCGAGATGGAGCGCGATTCCATCATTTCGCACGGGGCGACCGACTTCTTGCGCGAATCCATGTTGGTGCGTGGAGACCAATATTATATGGCGGTTTGTAATAAGACGGGTGGAATTGCCATCTATAACCCCGAGAAGAACCTGTTCCTGAGTCCATTGGCGGATGGCCCGATTAAATACACGGATTCACTGGATGGCAAATCAATGAACGTGGAGCAGGTGTCCAAATATGGTCGCAGTTTCAGCGTGGTACGCGTCCCTTATGTGTTCAAACTCTTCATGCAAGAATTACAGACGATTAATGTCAAGATGGCGATAATCACAGAGGACAATGTGGACCAGTTTGATTCAATGAACTTTTCCGCAAATCTCAGCTTGCTGAGCGGCCTCTCAACACCCGGTGACGTAAGCAGGAAAATCCTGGATGACAAAGACAATGCCGAGGTGATGAAAGAGCGCAAGAAGCGGTTCCAAGAGAAACAGCAAACGCCCACGCCCGGCTCTGTCAAAAATACGACCAAGGGACATTGGGAGAATTATTTGAAGTTCAAGGGGCTGCCGATGGATTTTGAATATGACGACGCCGCGCTTGAAGGTTCGCCGCGATTCTTGCCGCGCACACCGCCATTACCTAAGAAACCAGACGAAGTGGTAGATACAACAATGGGATTCTGGCAAGACTATTTGAAGTCAAAGGGATTGCCAGCTGATTTTGAATATGACGCCGAAATTATGTCCGACAAACCAGCAACAGCCGAGGGATTTGATTCGGAGCTTTGGGAACAAATGCCCGCCAAGAAATGGGATTTTGAAACACCCTCGCCTGAGTATTTGCCGCGCAGTCCTGCGGTTGCTCCAAAGGGACCGGGTATTCCATATGGCCCAAATGTTCCCGCGAATTATGATTCCATGGGTCAAATCTTGTACAATGAAGAAACAGGGTTAGAATATCCTTATGACGCGGCAACGGGCCATTATATTGACCCAACAACAAGGTATATTGTGGTGCGAAAGGATTTCTTAGTGCCCGGAACAAGTTCATTAGCTCAAGGACCAAGTACCTTTGCTCAAGGACCAAGTTCCTTTATACCCGGCGAAACCGTATATTCATTCGCAGACCCAAGCTCTCCGTTGTCTATTTCCAGCATAGAGGGAAACAACATCATCACTAAAAACCTGGTCACTGGTGAAAATAAGGTCGTCTCGACAAACGAAATCACACGACTCCAACCGCAATCTCCCGACTTTTCGCCTCCTCAAATGACACCTCAAATGAGACCTCAAATCCAAACCCCCGCCATCCATTTCCAACCAAACATTATTGTGTCAACGGGTGCCAATAGCCAGGTATCGTCTCCGACAGATAGTCCGGTAATGACATCAGGAGGGGAACAAGCCGTAGTATCACCAAGCTTGTCCGCTCCAACCTTGTCTGCTCCTTCCTTGCCTCAAGCCGACTTCTTTGATAAACCCCAAATAAGCAAACAAAAGGCTGACACCAGCTCATTGTTGAGCGGCGGCAGCTTCACAGTGAAAATGGTATAACCATAAAATTGAAAAAGATTAATAAATATAAGGACATTATATAATTTGATACAATGTCCTTTTCAAACGCAGAAATCACATCCATCTATAATTCGCGAAAGACCATTTTGGAAATCTATGGCGACAGCGAAATATTCTGGAAACTTGACCCGAACTCCGTACTAGAATACCACAACTTTACCGTCAACGAGATAGAGGCGATGACGAAGAACAACCAACTGGATATGTTGTTGAAAAGCCAAACGGATAGCGGCAAAATATACGTGAAATATATGCTCAACAAGTCCACGATTCGCCTGAATATCGTGGATGATTTAGTAGAAGAATTGTTTGAAATAGAAGGCGTTCTCGGTAAAAACGACACACTTGTCCTCATCATCAACGACGAACCCAATGACTCTATGCACGCCAAACTCACATACCTCTATGACAACAAGGGGTATTTTGTGGTGGTCCATAATATCAACCGATTACAGCGCAATATAATGAAACACGTCCTGGTCCCCAAACACAGCATTTTGGAAGACGTCGCCGACGCAAATGGCAAATCCTCCATTGACACATTTATGACAAAATACAATTTGAAAAACAAGGGACAACTACCCGAAATCTCGCGGTACGACCCGGTGTCGTTGCTAATATGCTTGCGCCCCGGACAAATATGCGAAATAGACCGCAAAAGCCCGACGTCTGTCGTCTCCAAATATTATCGTGTTTGCGTATAATATACGTGAATCAGAATGTCATCTGCATTTTACAATCGGTTCAACAATAATAAGGTAGAGGCATTCAGCGATGATATTGTTTTTTCAACATTTAGTAAGACAGACACTGATTACATAGCCGCTGCATCTTGTACTACGGACAAAACTTGTACAACCGACAACATCGCTGATTGCCAATGCGAATATAAAAACAAAGTAGACGAATTGGTAAAGCTCAAAAGCACCTATGGATATTCCCAGAAAAACTTGGAAGACAGCAACGAAATCTATTCGTCGGTGTCAATGGACAACATCAACTTGGGTATCGGTATTTTGATTATGTTGGCGACGATTTCCTATATGAACGAAATCATATGATAGTATATATTTAGCACAATGATGACAAAAAGCCGTGTAAAACAGGGATTCTATGTATTACTTTTGTCGGCAATAACATATGTGATGTTGATGGTTTTTTCATTGGACAATACACAGCTTGTAATAGAGGGGCTAACGCCGTCTTTTGGAAGCAGGTCCCAAAATACTGCTTCAACTGTAAGCGGAGAAGCAAGTGCCGACGAAGTCGCTTTCAAAAATGACATCGTTGCGTATCGCAAAAACCTAGACGCACGACTAAGAGATTTGAAGACAAATCCACCGGACGAGATTCGTTACAACACAACGGCATATACTAGCATTATGTGGGCGACACTGGCAACCGTTCTGCTGTTTGTGATTTTTACCGAGATGGAAAACTAAACTGACGAATAAAATGACTATTTTGTATATAGTGATTTTATAGAATGCAAATACCCGACGACAATGCTAAATTACAGGAATATAACAAATTAAGGTCGGCAATGCTTCTCAATCCGCAAAAATACGAATTTGATTCAACCGAACTACGTGCGTTGAAGCCGCGATACAATGATAAAACCGACGGTCTAGAACGCGACAACCAAATGTATTTAGAAGAGGAAACCAAATTATTCCACGCCTCTATAATTACGATGACAACCCTTTTGTTTGCGTCAATCTATATCGCATCCTCACGATAAAACTTCTGATAATTTGTAAAAATCTTCACTTGTATATATAATGCCAACAACCGTAGCGGATTTGTTAAATAGTGAAGTGGCTAGATTAAATAATAGGAAGACCGCAATTGACGAAGCCGAAGAAGAGCGAAAACGCGTCCTTTCTTTTAATACCAGCGCGACAGAACGCCAGAAGGCATACAACAACATATACCTGGTCATTGTCGTTATGTTGTTTGTCGTAGTTATCATTAAAATGATATACCAACTTGGTTTGGTACCGGATGCGATTCTAGACACACTCATTGCGTTTGTTATTTCGGCAGGACTCATTTATTGCCTGATTCTATACTCCGACATCATAAAGCGAAGCAATATGGATTTTAGTAGGCTGGATTTAGGGACAATTCCAGTAAAAACCGAAACCCAAAAAGACAGCGAAATCGCGGCGGGCAATTTGAGTGCCGTACAAGGGCAAAGTGCCGATGGAAAATGTATTGGGGCAGCATGTTGTACCGGGGACCAAACATATAACAATGTATTTAGTATTTGCGTACCCAATACGGTTTCTAGGGGAATTGTTCCTACCAGTACTACCAGTCCTACTGCACCTACGCTCAAATATGACTTAGGTGACGAGATAACAACATACCCCGATAACGACGCAAATACCAAAAATTCCATTCTTACTACAGAGATTGTATCGGCATTGACCGACCCAGCAAACTACAAATATTGCCGTATTAGTGCCGGCAATTATGAATGGCTGCCAGTTACAAAGTACAATTTACAGAAAGGCACCGATGGAAAAAGTTTGAGAAGGATTACTCAGAAAGACCCCAATTGGATTGACGCCGCCGGGGATAGAAAGGCGTATGATGAAAAATCAATGACAACAATCCCATTCGCCCAAGCATTTACCACAATGGAATCCGCGGATATAAAGCCGTTTGTAACAGACGTCGCATACACAAAATATGTTTAGAATATATCGCTATCGCAAATAATATAACACATCCTATTATAATGGTGGACCAAATCCAGAACAAAATCGCCGCAATTAAAAAGGCAATTGCGGACATTACATCCGAGCAAAATATCAACAATCGTACTCATTATTTCTTCAGCCAAGACAACTATGTGAACATGTATAGAAATCGTGTCATGTTCATCCTCTATTATATTGTATTTATTTTACTTGCGTTTTCATTTTATATAAACCGCGAATCCTATAGCATTTATATGATTGTGCTGGCGTTGATATTATTTGCATTGCTGCCATTTGTTATAAAATATATAACACGGTTTGCGTATATTCGGTTTCTGGAATTATTGAAATTGTTTTACAATGGCAATGCGCGGTATTTGGAACCGACTGACCAACCTTAAAGGCCTTTTGGCCTTTGGCCGACCAACATTAAAAGGTCTTTTGGCCGACCTTAAAAGGTCTTTTGGCCGACCTTAAAAGGTCTTTTGGCCGACCTTAAAAGCCTTTTGGCCGACCTTAAAGGTCTTTTGGCCGACCTTAAAGGCCTTTTGGCCGACCTTAAAAGGCCTTTTGGCCGACCTTAAAAGGTCTTACAAAAGCATTTACACAATTGGTGTGTAAATACTTAGCACAATGACAATTATTTTTGTCCACCTCTATTTCGTAATCATATTTGAAATCTTCTTTTACCTCTACTACATTATGCCCTACGAGAAAACACTCATATACAGCTTATTTGACATCAGCGATTACACCGACATACAAAACAAGTCTAATCTAATATTCTACATAGAGGACCATCTCACTTGCAAGAAAAGCCAACAGCGCCTGGACGACTTCAACGACAAGCTATGGCTCCAATGTATGGCATTTGTTGGAATACTCAACGCAATTTTGTTTGTGGTATTTATCAGGGACATCGCGCTGATTCGGAAGCAATACAATACAACTTTTATGTCTCCCCATAATTCGCGCACTACATTGGTGGAAGCCGATTACAAGAAAAACGACGACGTGGATATTGAGATGACGGACTTGGATTCAGATGTAAGACAAGAGGTTGGCATAAGACAAGAATCATTCGTCCAGTATTACTGGAAGAACTCAAAGTTTGTGAAAAACGTGGGGAAAACAGTCCGGTTTATCATCCTGGTCGGGATATTTGAATACGCGTTCTTCACGCTCATTGTAGATAAATACAAAATCGTCAATAGCACAACGCTATTATGTAATATGGTTCGCGAATCTTAGGTCGTAAACTTAGGTCTTAGGTCGTAAACTTAGGTCTTAGGTCGTAAACTTAGGTCTTAGGTCGTAAACTTAGGTCTTAGGTCGTAAACTTAGGTCTTAGGTCGTAAACTTAGGTCTTAGGTCGTAAACTTAGGTCGTAAACTTAGGTCGTAAACTTAGGTCGTAAACTTAGGTCGTAAACTTAGGTCGTAAACTTAGGTCGTAAACTTAGGTCGTAAACTTAGGTCGTAAACTTAGGTCGT